ATTTTCGGCACAATTTGAGGGTCCAAACAATGAAGATATTTTTATATGGCTTGAAGAAAATAATATTACTGTTCCTAATTCAAATACAAGACTACACACCAGTGGAGGCGGTAGTCCTCAGGTTGCTGCTTGGAATTGGTTTATTACAACTACAACTATAAACCAAACATTTAAGATTGCTTGGACAGCTACCAATACAAGTGTAGTTATATATTCTGCTGTTAATACTTATGGACCAACAATACCGCCAGTTATTTTAACAGTACAACAAGTAATGAATACGCAATTAGGAGCAACAGGAGCACAAGGGGTAACGGGACAACAAGGAGTAACGGGAGCACAAGGATTTCAAGGCGTAACGGGTGCACAAGGCACAAGTCAATGGACAAACATGAATGGTATAGGTCCACAAGGGGCTGGGTATACTGGAATTGGCATAACAGGACAAGATGTGTTAATATACGGGAATATGTTGTTAACAGGAGTATTAGATCCTACAGCGATCTATGTTAATGCCAGTGTACCGAATCAAACTACAACTATTAATGACGGAACTGCTATTTTTTCTAATGCTGGTGTTGGTGGTCTTACTAATCCTCAAATTACATTAAATAATACTAATACGAGTGCTACTCTTAATGATGGTATTGTTAATATTGAAATGTATAAAAGCGGAAGAAACGCACAAGTAGGCGAAACTCTTGGTTCTATTAGCGTATATGGTAATGACGGAGGAAGTCAAAAAACCGAGTTTGCGAGAATACAAGCGAAAACCGAAAATGTTGCGAGTGGTAATGAAGACGGAACTTTGAGTATTTTTACTTCTGTTAATGGTGTAAATAGTGAAGTATTTAACTTTAATGGAGCACAAAATGAAAATAACTCTTTTAGACCTTTGGATTTAAATGGTAATGCTTTACGAACTACAAGCGGTAATCTTTCTATTGATGCGACTGGATCAAGCGGAACTGGTGCTGTAAATATTAGTGCGAAAAGTGGTGAGGTTATTAACCTTAATAGTGCTGTTGTAATGGATAATAGCGAAAGTTTTACTCAACGAAATACTGCTAATACTATTGTAAATAGTCAAAGCATTAGTGCGATTAGTTTAACCGATATAACTAATATATCTAATACTTACTCAAATAGTATTACTAATACTTATCAAGAAATAGTAAATCAACAAATTAATACTTACAGAAATACAAGCAACGCCCAATCAACTATTATAAAAGAAACTGATACTTCAAGTGTAGATATTAACAAATTAGAATTATTATCAAATCAAATTAATATGATTGATGCTACAAACCCATCTTCAACAGAAACAGCAACTATAAACCCTACTGGTATTACATTTCAAAGTAGCGGTAGTGCGACAGATAGTTTAAATATTTATAATGATAGTGCTGATGGTGGAGAGATTGAATGGTCTAATACAAGTGGAACAAATGGATTGACGATTACAAGCAACCAAGATTTAGACCTTATCTCTACCAAAGCAGGTGGTTTTATTAATATGACTTCTACAAGCAGTATTGATATTACGGCGACTGGTGATAATCTTGTTTTGACTGCTGGTGCTATTTTACAATTAGATAGTGGCGATATACGATTAGAAAACGCTACTACTGTTGTTGCTACGCCGAACAATCAAGGATATTTGGCGATGACGAGTTTCGCTGGTGATATTACTAATTACTTACAAGTGAAAATAAATGGTGCTGATGCTTGGATCCCTTATTGGCCGAGTAATCCTGCTATTTAAAATAAAAATAGTCTAATCATATTATAATGGAGAACGACTGGTCGCAAGACCAAGTCATTCCTTTTAGATAACCAAGTTTTGCTAAATATATTAAGTAAAATAGTATATTAATAATTAAAAATAAATGTTATTATATATTAATGTATAATAACTTTTCTAATTATTTAGGAGCCAGGCGTTGTGATAATAAATGTCAAGGCATTATAGGTCCGCAAGGTGCACAAGGTAAAGGTGGGCCGATTGGCCCATATGGATCAACAGGAGCTCAGGGACCCACTGGTTCTCAAGGCGCTACTGGCATTGGTTGCAGGGGTGTAACGGGGGCACAAGGAGTAACGGGACCAGCTGGTGGAGCGCAAGGAGTAACCGGAAGTCAAGGACCACAGGGAGACACAGGTTCGCAAGGAGTAACCGGAAGTCAAGGTACCACAGGAGCACAAGGAATTCAAGGCATTCAAGGCTTTCAAGGCAACACAGGATCGCCAGGGGTAACGGGATCACAAGGACCAGCTGGTGGCTCAAGTGGAAGTCAGGGACCAACAGGCGCACAAGGCAACACGGGCGCACAAGGCAACACCGGAGCACAAGGGGTAACGGGTGGTAGTCCATGGACCTCGATGAATGGATTCGGAATAACAGGTGGAGGATACACAGGTATCGGTGTAACAGGACAAGATGTGCTTATATATGGTAATTTATTAGTGACAGGTGCTATTGACCCAACATCATTAACTCTTTCACAATCAGGAATAACAAATACATCTACTTATGGATTAACTGGTTCAGGTTCTACAGCTGGAGCATATATAAACAACATAAATTTATTAAAAGGTTCAAATGGAGCTAATTTAATTGTTGAAAGTGTTGGAACAGGGGATGTTATATTGAAAACAAGTAATACAAATCGTCTTTCTGTATTAGATACTGGTGTAGTTCAAATTGATAATACCACAGGTGGAACTACTACTCCTGCTATTATTTTAAATCAAACTGGAACTGCAGGCGGTGTATTAGTAGAAGAAGTTTATAACCAAAGAACCAATCTTGGTGGCGAGTTTAATAGACAAAGTTATTTTGCGAAGACGACGACATCAGCAAAAGTAGAATATGCAAGAATATATCAAAGTTCTACTGTTGTAACAAATCCTTCGGTAGCAAGAGGTAGAATGGATTTTGCTGTTAATGTTAATGGTAGTATGGCTGATTATTTAACTTTAAATGGAAATACTACGACTATCAGTATTGGTGCTGATTTAGCATGTAATTTTAGAAATATTACAGAATGTAATTCAATAACAACTCCTAATAATAATCAGTATTCAAAAGAACAAGTCGTATATTTGAATGCTAATGCTACTGCTCCTACTACTTCCGTTGAGAGTAATTTGCGTTATACTGCTTTTAGTTTGGGTAAAACTGCCGAATGGTTACAAGCACCATTAGTCACTCCTACTGGTTTCGTTAGTGGTGTAGAAAATATAACTGCTTCATTTGATAGTTGGGACGGACAATTTTGGGTTGGAACTGATATAGGTAATATTTATTATAGTAGCGATGGCGGTGCGAGTTGGACTTTACAGGGTTCGTATGGTGGTGGTAGAATTAGAGTTTTTTGCCCTTATCAAAGTAATACTAAAATGGCGGTTGGTGGTGATTTTACTGGTGGGACTTATAATTATTTAGTTGGTATTCTACCAACAGGGTATAGTTCTTTTGATATTACATCAGGTAATACTGGAATGAATGCTCCTGTATATACTATTTACGATAATCCTGCTAATTCTTGCTTGTATATTGGTGGTGCTTTTACTGACTATTTTGGTCTTTCTGGTGGGATTTATCCTAAATGGATTACTTTGGATTATAATACCGCTACTTTTTACTCTTTTAGTGCTACGAGTAGTAATGGTTTTTTTGGTGGTGATGTATTATCTATTACGAAAGATACTGCGACCTCAAACTATATTGTAGTTGGTGGTAGTTTTACAAGTATGATAGTGAATGGAAATCCTGTTACTATTTCTTATTTATTTACATTTGGAACTTCATTTGGATATGATGTAGGTTCTTTTTTCAGTATTGGAGCAACTTTGAATGCTCCTGTTTCTTCTGTTATTTCTTATTCAAGTGGGGTTTTAGTTGGAGGTTCTTTTACTAATCCTTTGTTTTATCCAAGTTGGACGGATAATTACGGAATATATATAGTTTGGAATGGGTCAAGTTGGGATTTAAACAATTATATTTTTTCTCCTTCATTTCCTATTAATTTTATTAAACTTATTCCTACTACTGGTGTGTATTATACAAATGAAGGTAGTTATATTAGGGCGGATACAACCCAATATGTCCCTGCCCTACCTCCTTTCGCTTCAACTTGGGAATGCGTTGCTTATAATGGTTCTAATACTTTATTCTCTACGAATAATCAAGTTTCCGCTGGGTTTTTGTTTTATTACTACGACCAAAATGTAGGTATAACTATTAGCGGAGGTGGAAATCTCTTCCGTTCTACAAGTAGTAGTGTTGCTACTAATTGCCTTTTAACGAATGTTAATTCTGCTGTTGAGATGATTTGGAATACTACTTTAAATTGTTGGTTTGTAATTAGTCAAGAGGGTTGTAGTTTCAGTTAAAAAAATAATAGATAAATATATTTTAAGTATTGAAGGACAACAGTAGTTTATATAAAGATGGTAATTTATTAGTTAATGCTCCTTTTAGTGCTAAGTGGTCTTGGATAGGTGATAAAGAAAATTCTAACTTGTTTTCAACTGATAGTTCTTCTCAAAATCCTATTACGATGTATTACTGGAATACGAGTGATGCAATTAGTATAACATTAAATAATCCAGTTCAATCAACAACAACTTATACTGGAGCAATACTTTTAGCCGATGTAGATTCAAATATAGAGTTGATATGGAACTCTGCTGATAATAATTGGTATATTTTATCTACACAAGGTTCAATTTGTTTTCAATAAATATTCTTTTTTAAAAGAATAGCAAAATTAGTATTACTTTTTTATAATGAAATAAAAAAAGTATATATATATAATAATGGCCTTTACCAGATTTCATGATGACCCAGCAAGAATAAGTAAACAATTGCAACAACAAACCGACCAAGAACGCTGGTATTTAGACACTCCTGGAAATGGTGATAAACCTTGTTTTATGTTAGACCCGCAAATTATTCCTCAAAAATGGGGGGGTAATTTATGGACACATTCTGTAGATATTCAAAGTTCACTTTTAGGAATAGACAGAAATTTAAATAGAGATTGTTTAGATAAAAATAAATATAAAAAACAAACTGTATATTCTTCTCCCATAGATTATCCGGATTGTGATACTTTGACAACTGAACAGTCTAGGGTGATTATGCCTGCATGGACAGCAAGAGATTTACAGCAAAATCATGCATATATATTACCGAATAATCCTCAAGCACATACAGAAATGTCTTTTCAAAATTACACCAGTACAAGAATTTTAGAGAAGGATAATTTTAAAAGAACATTTGATTGTATACCTCAGAACAATCAGTTGTATACAGCTCCTGTTTTTAAAACATAAATATAAAAAAGAAAGATAATATTTAATGATTTAATATACTTTTTAATAATTTAAAAAGTGTATTTATTGTAGTTTTTTTTAAAGTATATATATAATATGGAATTAGCGATACCATTAGTAGCATTAGGAGGAATGTATGTTATTTCAAATCAAAATACTAACAACTCCAAAAAAGATAATTCAAAACCAAAAGAAAACTTTAACAATATGGGTATAAGAACTAATTTACAAACGGCCAGCAATTATTTACCAAATACAAATGTACCTCCTCAAAATTATCCAATTATGAATAATAAAGAGCTTGTAGATACTGTACAAGAATATCCGAATCCAAATGCTGCAACCGATAAGTATTTTAATCAAAATGTTTATCAACAAAAGCAACGTGCTGGAGACCCTGTTAACAGTAGTATTCCACAAATATATTCGCTAACTGGTGATTACATGAATTCAAAGGAATTTATTCATAATAATATGCAACCTTTTAATGGGGGTAAACCCAAAGGACAAATATATAACAATAATAATGCTGAAACCATTTTAGACAATTATGTAGGAAACGGTTCTCAGACAATTAAAAAGATTGAACAGGCACCTCTTTTTAAACCCCAAGACAATGTTCAATGGACTTATGGCATGCCAGATATGAGCGACTTTTACCAATCAAGACAAAACCCAGTAAACAGAAATAATATGGTTAAACCGTTTGAATCGATACGTGTAGGTCCAGGTTTAGACAAAGGATACAGTGCAGAAGGTAGTCTCGGATTTAATGCAGGAATGGAAGCACGTGATAAATGGTTACCAAAAACGGTTGATGAATTACGTGTATCTACAAATCCCAAACAAGAATATACTTTAGACAATCTTCAGGGTCCTGCTGCATCGGCAATTAAGAATGTTGGTATTGAAGGAAAGGTGGAAAAATATAGACCGGATACATTTTTTATTAATTCTCAAGATCGTTGGTTAACTACAACTGGTGCTGAAAAAGCAAACAGATTTGTTTCTGAAGAGATACAGAAAACATCTAACAGAAATGAAACTACTAAATTTCAACATGGCACACCTAATTCTACACTTAAGACAGCCAGTTATGTTCCAAAGAAACACGAAGAGTCTAAAAGACAACAATTAGAAGGATTTGAAGTAGGACCTTCTAAAACAAAGGGAACTGGTTCACATCAAGATTTAGACCAAACCCTAAATAGTCATATAAATTACACGAATAACCGAGCTATAAATCAACAACAACAAACATTTGGTTCCGGATTTACCAGTGCTATTGGTGCTGCAATTGCTCCCATTATGGATATACTAAGACCATCAAGAAAAGAAGAATATAGTTGTAATATGCGAGTATATGGTAACATTGGCGGTGAAGTACCTGGAAACTATGTTTTGACCAATGGAGATGTTCCAGATGTAACTGTAAAAGAAACCACATTATATCAACCTAATTCATATATCGGAAATCAGAGTCATAATGCGGCATATGCTGTTACGGAACAGCAGGCAATTGCGAATCAACGTGACACAGTGAATCATGATCAATTTATGGGTATGTCATCTAAACACGGGTCGCGACAATATGATGCTGTTTATAGACAAACGAACAATGATATAAAAGAAAAGGTTGTTGTATCAAGAACAAATCAAGGTAATGCTAAGCATTTCAATTCCCAAATAAACGTTACAATGTCAAAGTTGGATGCTGATCGTGAAAATAACAGATTATGGGCACCACAGGCAACTATACGTAATGGTCCATCAGTACAGACATATGGAAAAGCCAGTATGCCACAATATTATAATGAATGTCAAGGTTGTGAACGTATTGCACCTGATTTATTAAATGCTTTTAAAGAAAATCCGTTTACACATAGTTTGTCAAGTGCAGTTTAAATAATAAAAATACTAATAAAATAATAAATGCGTTATATTAATATATAAAAACACTACATTAATATAAATAATCTAAAAAATGACACTAAATATTCATCAAACCATAAAAGACAAATTAAAATACTTCAACGATATACATAAAATCCCCAATATTATTTTTAATGGTCCAAGCGGAACAGGAAAAAGTACAATAGTGAATGATTTTATTTCGTTGATTTATGATGGAAATAAAGATAAAATAAAAGATTTCGTTATGTACGTAAATTGTGCACATGGTAAGGGGATTAAATTTATAAGAGATGAATTAAAGTTCTTTGCGAAAACACATATTAATTCGAATGGTGGAGGAACTTTTAAAAGTATTGTCTTATTAAATGGAGATAAACTAACAATGGATGCACAATCAGCGCTAAGAAGATGTATCGAGTTATTCAGTCATAATACCAGATTTTTTATAATTGTTGAAGATAAATATAAATTATTAAGACCTATTTTGTCTCGGTTTTGTGAATTATACATATCTGAACCGGAACACAATGGAAATCCGATTAACCTTTATAAATATAATATAGAGCAAACATTTAAACTAACAGATGTAAAAACTCAAAGGAGTGATTGGTTAAAAAAACAGTTAGAAAAAAGTATAACCCCGAAAATGAGTGAAGCAGAATTATTGAAATTTGTTACAAAATTATATGAAAAGGGTTATAATGCATTAGATATGATTCAATTATTAGAAGAAAACAATTTTGAAATAGATAATAAAAAACGATACGAATTATTGGTTGCATTTAATAAAGTTAGAAAGGAAATTCGTAATGAAAAACTATTATTATCATTTGTAATAAATTTCACATTTTTAGATAAAATGGTCGACTTAACAAATATATCTTTTATGTAATATACTAAAAATATTTTATAATATATTACTTCAATTTATGTCCTTGATTATAACCTCTTTTGAAACATTTTTTATGATTTTACTGTAATTCCGTTGTTGTTCTTCTTTTGTTGACCCAGACATTACTTCACACAACATTTTCATATATTTATCGTTTTGTTTAGAATCTGGATCCATATATTCTGGATTTTCTTTTTGCCAGTTACTAATTTGTTTAATATTTTTATTTGCAATATGCTTAATAGCATTTGTTATTTTATCCTTATTATCAGTTTCTTTCACCCATTTATCGTCATCTTTTATGTAAAATATCTCCCTTTTACTATCATTGCAATGAAGAGGTCGTTTATAAATATTTAGTTGATTTAAACCATCTATAAAAATTTTAGATATTCCCTCAACATAACCTAACTTAGCAGTTTGTTCTAATTCTTTAACACCTAAAACCAATGAATTTACAAATTCATTTATATTTAATGCATCTTTGCATTGCTCATTTAAAAACACATTTATACTAAACTTGTTATTACTATTATAATTATTATTAATTGTATTGGTTGTATTCGTTTGTGCGATTTGAAACAATTTTGTGTTTTGTTCTATTAATATTTTGTTCTGTTCTGATAGTTGTTTGTTTTGTTCTATGAGAAAATCCTTTACAAGGTCGTCTTTTTTGATTACATCTAAAATAAATTGGGTTTTATTAAATACATGACATTTTTTCTTATGATTGAATAAACTCTGTCTATGTTTATAATATCTTCCACAATCGCACTCAAATGCAGCGGCGTTTTTTGGCGTAAAATCGGCAGTATTTGTCAGTATTTTGTCAGTATTCAAATGTTTGCGTGTCAAAATATGTCGGTCCCAATCACTTGATTTAAAGCATTTAAAGTCACAAATATCACAATAATATTTTTCGGCGTTTTTTGGCGTAAAAACGTCAGTCATTTGTCAGTATAATATACTGACACAAAAAACGCCTAAATTATTTTTTATAAAAATATATTATTTTTTTATGGTAACAAATAATTTCGCAAAAAACCGAATTTTAGAGCATTTTCGTCACAAGTCACTTTTTTCAAAACCTTTTTTCAAAACTTTTTTAGGATTTCTCAAATTGGACATTTTAAAAATGTCCAAAATCGAAAATGGCTCCGACTTTTTATTTTGTTTTTGTGACTGAAAATCTTAACTCATTTTTAGCAATATATTTTATTACCTTTTTCAGTAACAAAAGTAAAAACATGAATTGTGACGATAAAAAATAAAACCAAAAAATAAAATATATATATAAATATATAAATGGATAAATTTCTCAATTTAGCAAATGACAGACAAGAGGATTTTTATACAGAAGAAGATTGTAAAGCACCAATTTCTGATTACAAAGCAGGTTTAGAACAATATAATCAATGTGGTTGTAAGAAAACAGAATATAAAATGGGTTCTTTGTCTTATAATAACAATTCTAATTGTAGAAACATATTGAATAAATCTAAATCATTATTAAAACAAACGGTAAAATCAAATAATGAAGATATTAATGCAGATATTTATGGCGGTAAAATAAAAATGTGTAAACATCATATGCCACGTAATAAATGTAAAATATGTAAAACAACATGTAAACATCATATGTCACGTAATAACTGTAAAATATGTAAAACAACACGTAGACATAAAAAATCTCGTAAATCTCGTAAATCTCGTAGATACCGTTAAATTTAAAAAATTAGTTTGAATAATAAATATTTAAGATGTATATTTATTATTATGGACGATTTTAACGTTAGTTCGTTGCATGAATCAAAGAATGAATGGGGTGCTCGTTTATTAACGATTTTAACGCCTTTAATTATTGAAGGTTTTAAATCTATTTTTGATGAATCTTATAAGTTATGTAGAGAAAATGGGGAATTAGATAAGTATTTAATGACATTCCAAAACTTTATTGCAAGAATTCCAAAATGGAACGCAACAATAATTGAGACTGAACGAAAAAGAATTATTGAGAAAAGTGGTTGTTCGTATTTAGAAGAATTAGTTACATGTATTCATATAATTCAATTAAAGTTATTGACTGCTATGCGTGTAGGTCAAAAACAAAAGAAAATAGATATTAATATCCCTAAATTAGATGATTTTATACATAAAGCGTATGTAAATGTAGCCAGAAAAGTGTATAAAAATGTTTATTTATTTGAAATCAATATTGCTCCTCTTCAAATTCAAAAACATACAAGAGAATTAGAGACTATAGTTCAGGAATGTATATTAAACGCGGTTAGAGAAAGTATCCCTGTTGAGAGTATATTAAAGGCATATATGGATGAAACAGTCGAGGAAGATGTTGTAGAAGAAATTAAAGAACAAATTATCGAAAAACCTGTAGAGAAGATAGAAACTCAAACCATTATTGAAGGAGGAGAAAATAAGGAAAAAATAAAAGAAAATATCACATTTAATGATGTAGATATGGTAATGAATAAACATGGTAAGGAAGAATTTGTGACTGCACCTAAAAATATAGAGAGACTTGAAGAGATAAGTACATTAAGAAACATTAAAAGAAAAATGGAAGAGGAAGAGGAGGATGAAAAATTAAATATTTCAACTGAAAATGTATCATTAGACAATTTAGATATAAGTATAATTGATCAACCAGATGATAAATTGAAAAATGATATTTTATTAGATGATATAGAAATTTTAGCATAAATTTAAAATAAATAAATGCGTTTTTTACTTGTTTGAATTGTAAAAATATATTGTAAGATGGACAATATATTTTTTGTAGCTGCTATCATGTCTGTAATCTTTTTTATAATTAAATTCTTAGAAATGCGATATGTTGATAAAGAGCCAAAACCATTGAAATTTTTAATTAGAGATGCATTAGTAGTATATTTTAGTGTAGTAATTGGTAATTTTATTTTAGGACAAGTTGAACCTGTAATAAATGAGACAATAAAACAAAGCAATCCTATGGCTTTTACAGATAATCCTCCTTTTTAAAACACTTTAACGACCGGTCCACACTTTAACAAATGGATATATTATTTTTTTATTTTTTAAATCCGCACTATATTGGTCATAATTATATCTAAATGTTTGGTTTTTTGTTAGTATATCACCAAATAAAGATTTAATTTTTATAACATTAGGATATTCTTGACAGAACAATAAACCCATTATACGTTCTAATGAACAACGGTCTGTTCTATTATGTACAACATTAACAAGATTAGTAATATTATATTTTTTTTGCAATAATTCTAAGAAATTTAGTTTAATGTACGCTTGACACCCAAAACATAAATTAAAACTGTCATTTGTAATTTTATTTAGACCAAGAATGTTTATTTCAGAACCATTTAGTTTTTGAATTAATTTATATTTGTTAGTTAATGCAGATGTTATACGTAATAGATTATTAATATTTTCTTTATCATATACGTGATGCCATAAGGGCATTACTGGTGTTTTGAATATTTCAAATGGCATTCGTTTATGAATAAATACACTATCATGTAAAATAACTGCATTAGGAAACCATTTATATTTTAAATAATATACATATGGCAATAATTCTCCTCTTCCATGATATTCTGATTGAATTATAGTAAGATTTTTATATTCAAAATCGGCTTTTACAAATTCTTGTTTACTGTTGTCATCTATGATAACGATGTGTTTTAAAGGATATAGTGTCCTAATTAGTTTTACACTTTGATTCCAATATTTGTTAGTATTAGCTGAATTAACATGCCTTGTAATAATAAATCCGAAATTGGACATTATATTTATAATTATATATGATAAATATAATTATACTAATTAAACATAATTAAATGAAAATACGTTTAACAATAACAAGGTAAATCGTCTATATTTAAAATAGGTTCTGATTTTGGAATATTTTTATTTGAAATAATAAAATTACTAAATTCAGGTCTATCCAGTTGTGAAATAGGCGTATGTTTATGAACATGCCTGGCAATCATTTTATAAAGTTTAAAATCCGGATACCTTTCAGCACCGTTATTTTTATATAAAACATTAATTCCATTATCATCCATACACCATTCAACAATTAATTTAATTATTGGAGAACAAGTTTCTAAGTTTTTAATTACTTCTAAATCATCCACAACATAATCAAATATAGAACATGCTAAACGACAAATATCAAAACTAAAATTAGGTTCTAAACGTGGTTTTTTGTCGTTAAAATATGGTTCTGTATTGTATTGGGTTGCTGCATCACCACCTATTTGAAAACTATCACTGCAAAATATATTTCCATTAAATTTATAGATTGCACGACCAAAGTCAATAATCTTGTATAATTTACCGAATGTTGGTACCTTATACGTCTTTTTTTTGTAAGTATAATATACGAATTTTTTGTTGGTTGATATGTACATTATATTATTTGTATGTAGATCATTGTGTGTAAATGAAAACATTTTTTGATATGTTATAAGAATCATAATTATTTGCATTAATGCAGAAAACCATTCGTCATTCGTTAAAGCACCATTAAGAATTAAATTATCAAATGTATCTTCACATTGTTCCATACAAATAACTTGTACTGGAAATTTATCAAAAGTTAACATTAGTTTTTCTTCATTTTCATCATCACTATTAACATCCTCGTACTCGTCAATATCCATTTCTTCTTCTAACTCTTCCTTTTCTTCTAATTCTAATTCGTTCTCATCTATTTCTAAATCCATTTCTTCGTGTTCGTCTTCGTCTTCGTCTTCGTCTTCGTCTTCGTCTTCATTTTCATTTTCATTTTCATTTTCATCTTCAAAATTCATTTTATTATTCATAAAATCATTTTCATCATTATCATTCGTATGGGAAGTTCTGGAAGAACAAGTTGAACCGGATCTCAATGTGTCGGTTTTATGAGGTGTATCAGTTTCGACCTCATATGAATTTGTAATATCAACAATATCGAGACCCATGTTTTTAATATCTGTTAGAGACACATGTTCAGTATCATTTTCAAAAATATTTTCAAACATAGAATCGTCAATTGATTTAATAGATGAATTCGATTTTAAACTAGTAGAAATCTTTAAAGGTTTTAATGGTTTTTTATCGTCATCATTTAATAATAAATGTGTAAAATCTTCAACATTGAATAATACGTTTTTTTGCTTATTAAAAAAATCAGATTGTACTAAATAATCTATGTCATCAATAATGTTTAGTTTATAATCATTTTTAATAGCTAAGAATGAACCATAATATTCTACACCATGTATAAAATTATGTTCATGTAATACTTTGTTTGTTAAAAATGAGAAAAACCCATCTACGTATGCTGAATTATTTTGTTCCATAATTTTAGGATTTATATCATTTGTTTTATCAAATGAGGGCAAATTAAATAGATTAGGATCATCATGTTTATATTTACCGATTATATACTTAAATGGGTCTAATAATGGAGCCATTTTTATAAATACATTTTTATGTAATACCTGCACATTATCCGTAATATTTTTTAGTTTACAATTGAATATATTTTCGTTGTAAATATCCTTTTCATGTATATCCTTAATGTCTGAAATATATAATTGATGATTTAAATTAATGGAATTATAATTCGTGCTATTCAATGAGAAAAAACGTTCATATATGGGTATATAATTTTGAATGTTCGTCAGATGGGTATTCTTGTTAGTTTGCAATTTAATGAAGAGGTTCGTATTCTTTCGCTTTTGGTAGTCTATAGTAATAGTCATTAGCTAATTAGAATATAAATAAAATTTATATTTAACTTATTTTATTCCTAAATAAAATATAAATTTATAATTATAACTATTATTCATAAAAAGTAATTAATTGATTTTTAATGCTTCTTTTTAAGTTATTATGTTTGTTTATAAATGTTTTAACCATTTTTTGATTTTTGTTAAATTTTTGTGCAGCTTCATCAGCTGTCTTTACGGAGTTGCCATGTGATTTAGCTTTTGTCATTAATTGTATATCAAATTTAGATTTAGAAGAAATGAATATATTTATTTTTCTTAAAGCATTATTAATATAATCGTAAGACTCATTTTTTTGTATAACTTTTTCATAATCTAAAAATACAACATTGCTATATTTATTCAATATTGACATGTAATTAATATAATAATAATTGTATAATTCTACCATATTAGGAAAATTTTTTCCATATAATTCTACCGGTAAAAACAATTTACTATATTTAACATCATAACATTCTTTTTTTATACTATATATCCAATTATATACATTTTTATACATAATTATTAATAAATTATTATTATTGTCAAGATAATTATTTATAGTTTTTATTGTCATTATGTGTTTACCAAATGGTTCGTGTATACCTCCAATTGTTACTGGGTTATTAGTTGTTAAATCAATACATTCACTATTTTTAATAACATTATGAATTAAATTTGTTCCGCTATTAAATGGACCGATAACATGAATCCTTCTCGACATTTATATTATATTTATATTTTATATTTTATAAGTTTATTTTATCAAATTATTTTTCACATTGCATATTATATATGAATTTAGAATTGAAAAGATTTGATATGAAAAGTATTAGTTTTAAACCGAATGAATCTAAGGGTCCAGTAGTTGTCTTAATAGGTCGTCGTGACACCGGTAAATCATTTTTAGTTCGAGATTTATTATATTATCATCAAGACATACCTATAGGCACTGTTATCTCAGGTACAGAAGAGGGCAACGGCTTTTATGGTAAATTAGTACCTAAATTATTCATTCACAACGAATACAACACTGTTATTATTGAAAACGTTTTAAAACGCCAGCGTGGTGTATTGAAACAAATAAAGAAAGAAATGGAGCAATTCAATAGAAGCACTATTGACCCAAGAACTTTTGTTATTTTAGATGATTGTTTGTACGACAACACTTGGGCGCGTGATAAAATGATGCGATTACTTTTTATGAATGGTAGACATTGGAAGGTCATGTTACTCATCACAATGCAATATCCATTAGGCATACCACCAACGCTGCGAACAAATATCGATTACGTATTTATTTTGAGAGAGCCATATATTGCAAATAGGAAACGAATTTATGAAAATTATGCGGGTATGTTTCCCACATTGGAGTCGTTTTGTCAAGTAATGGATCAATGCACTGAGAATTTCGAGTGTTTAGTGATAAATAACAACTCGAAGTCCAATAAATTGCAGGATCAGGTGTTTTGGTATAAGGCAGATGCTCATAATGACTTCAGATTGGGGTCAAAAGAGTTCTGGGAAATATCAAAACAGTTAAATAATGACGAGGAAGACGAGCAATATGATCCGAATAACGTGAAGAAACGCGGTCAAGGGCCAAAAATAGCGGTTAAAAAGAGTAAATGGTAAAAACCGCTTTTATAAAACCGCTTTTTAAATATAAAAGCACTTATAACAACTTAAAGACAATATGGTATATTTAATTATAAGATGCAAGAACTAAACATCGTAGAACTTATAGAGCAAAATCCAATATCTAAACTTTCAAAGGCGTATAATAACAAATTAATAAATAAAATCAAGAAAAATTTCAGTGGGTTTGAACAACAATTATTTGTAAGTAGTTTTTATTGTTACTTAAATTATGATAAAAACTATGATTTTGTAGTTGATTTAGATAATATATGGAAATGGTTAGGATTTAGTCAAAAAATTCGAGCAAAAGAATGTCTTGAAAAATATTTTAAGTTAGATATAGATTACAAAACCGCTCTCTCTGATGAGAAAGCACTTTTTGAAAAAGAAACTTCTGTCAAACAAAATGGTGGACAAAACAAACAAACAATATTATTAACAATAAAATGTTTCAAATCACTATGTTTAAAAGCTCAAACCAAAAAAGCGGGAGAAATCCACGAATATTATATGAAAATGGAAGATGTTTTACATGAAATTGTGGAAGAAGAAACCGATGAATTAAGGCTTCAATTGGAGCAAAAAGATAATTTATTACAAAATTCCAAAAAGGAAAAACAAAAGGCTGTAGAACAAACGTTAATTAATCAGTTTCCTGTAAACACTGAATGCATATATTTTGGAACAATAGACAATACAAATGATTCAAATGAGAAACTAATTAAATTTGGACATACAAATAATTTACACAATAGAGTTCTTGACCATAACAAGAATTATGACAATTTTATATTATTAGACGCCTTTAAAGTACAAAATAAGGTAGAAATTGAGAATTTAATTAAGACTCATCCAAACATAAAAAAACAAATACGTTCAATTGAAGTAAATGGAAAAAATAAAACAGAAATAATAGCATATGATACAAATACATTTACCATAAATCAGCTAACAAAATATATTAAAGAAATTATTAATTCAAAGACATATAGCATAGATAATTTTAATAAATTGTTAAAAGAAAATGAAGATTTATTGAAGGAAAATCAGGAGTTAAAAGAACAATTATTTGTCAAAAATGAAACTATTACGAAACAATCAATTGAAATAAATGGATTAAATGAAAAATTAGATAAACAGCAGAATGAATTAAAATTGTTCGAAAAAGAAAACCAATCCGTTTATCAAAATCCTCTAATACCAGAAGACGAACAAACGAACAAATTTAATGAATTTATTAATACAATGTGTATTGTTCGTACGGATGTCGAAGAATCATCTACTAATATGGAGGGAGCATATCGCATTTGGAATAAAATAAAACCAAAAAAAGAAACATTTCACTTGTTTAAAACTTACTTAGATACGCGTTTTAAACCATCAAGACTTTCAACTCAAAATAAAAATCAAGTAGTTAATGGTTATATTGGTGTAAAATTGCAACAAACAGAATATAAAAAACGTTGCTTAAATAATGATGTTGAAACTTTTTTATTCCAAATGTGTAAATTTAGTCCAAGTGGTAAAATATTAAATTCAACATTGCTTACAGAATATCAACGATGGAAACAAATGGTGAATAAACTAACAGATACAAATGATTTAAAAAATATTAAGGAATATTTAAATGATTGTGAATATGCATTAAAAGCTACAGTTTGGACAGAACAAGGTTCAAATGAAGGTTATTATGGTATATCATTAAAAACAGATGAATACAAACATAAAAGTACGTCGTCTACAGGTAAAAAGGTTGAAAAAATAGAATGTAATACAGAAAATGTTTTATGTATATGGGATACAATAGCAAAGGCAGCAGAAGATGAAAACATATCAGCCGCAAAAATGTCACGAAGTATAAAAAATAAAATAATATTTAATAATGATTATTATTATAGAGTTATTGGTTAAAATATAATTATAGTTTATTTTATATAATTATATTATGGTAACTAAAAAAAATAATAGAAAACTAAACCGTATAACAAAGAAAAAAACGAACAAAAATAAAAGATATACACGTCGTAAACAACGTGGTGCCGGTAACCCTGAAATTGCCGATAAGTATAGAGATTTAAAAACATTTAGACTACAATTTAGTGACTTATTGTTTCCACTCATTAATTGGAAAAGTAAAAGTAAAAATCAAATCAAAACTTTTATAAAAAACCTAAACAATTTTTTTAAAGAAAACAACATTTTGATAAATACATTAATTAATATCGATGCTAATAGACGACCTATTTTTAAAGATGTAGTAGATTTTGTTTCTATTCCAACTGTTATAATGGACAACATAACTAACAATGAAATCAAAAGCAAATTATTATTATTATTTTATGAAAATGGTGGAAATATTAATGCATATAATAGATTAACTGGAAAAGAAAACGCTTTTATTCATGCTGTAGAAAATAGACAATTAGAAAATATTAGAATACTTTTAGACCCACGTTATGGATTATCAAGAGATAATTTACCGGACGAAATAAAGACTGTATTCGATGAGATAATTCGAGAACCTCAATTGGAACCAGTTGTAGAACCTATAAGAGAAACAGAATTGGAACAAGTTGTAGAACCTATAAGAGAAACAGTTGTAGAACCTATAAGAGAAACAGTTGTAGAACCTATAAGAGAAACACTTGTAGAACCTATAAGAGAAACACTTGTAGAACCTATACAAGAACCAACAGTAGAACCAATACAAGAACCAACAGTAGAACCAATACAAGAACCAACAGTAGTAAAACTAAAAGTTCCAATCAACGTGCCGAAAGTAGGATATAATATAGAAGTAGCACCCAGATTTTGGAGAGAGTTGTTTACCAATAAAGGTACAGACTTGTTTGCATTAAGGGAAAAGATACGAGAATTATTATCACAAGACGACATACACAAAGTCATTTATAGAAAGGGATTTAAACCAAATGCATGGACAACTTGTGAAATGGTAGAAAGCATGTTTCCAGCATATTACACAAAACAAAATCCAGAATTCCAATTAAAAACACAAGAACAACAAATGGACTTTGTAAATACAAATACAGCGTTATGTATAATTTTATTATTATTAGGTATAATTTCAAATACAATGAACGACCAAGATTATAATTTCATTTTTAAAGGGGGAAAATCAGTTCAGTTTGTTTTATCAGAAATAAAAAATACATCCAAATATATTAGTGATGACATAGATATACTAATAACACATAATGAAAGCATTGTATATAATGAATGGAAAATGAGAAATGTAGCGGAACATATATCTTTTTTGATAAAGTGGTTTTTAGAAGGCATTATAAATATATCATTAGAGCTGCCGAATACAAACGTAAAAACATTTGGAAAAGACATAGTTAAAATATCATATTTAAATTATTCAGGCAGATACACAGCCTTATGTGATGTTGGTTTTGGAAACATTAGTGAAAATGTTAGACCGTATTTTGAACATCCACAAGTATTCAGAATGTATAATAATACATTAGAACAAGAATTAATGTTTAGGTGTCCGAATATAGAGGCTATTTTAGATGAAAAATTATATTATTATTTGAAATTTATACAATTCAGAGACATTGTAAGGAGAGGTTCACCAATTCATGAAAAAGGATATGAAGATATGAATCCAGAAAGCCTTAAATTTTTCATTCAAAAATTTAAACGATCTATAAAGGCAATAGTCGATGGATTAATACTTCAACAATCAGGAAATATAAATGAAGAAGAACAAAGAATGTTATTGCAATTTAGACTGAACCAATTTAATGCGAACACAAATTTTAAAGAAGAGGTAGTTCAAAGCATTTTGAATGCTAATCCATATGAGGTATAATATAGTACATAATTCGTAATATATTATATTATATTATTTGTATTAAAATATTTTAATCAAGTTTCTTAGTAGCAAATGGTCCAGACTTCAACTGAGACTGTCCATAATCCGTCTTTCCAACAACAATATTTTCTCCATCGAAAAGTTCAGAACGAATATCTGCGGCAGAAATAGTATCAGCATCCTTTAATGCGGATTCAGTAGTGTTTTGTCCAGCACCAATTAAATTACCATCAGCGTCAATATCTTGTGTAACTAAATTACCATGTTTTTCTGCATTCTTTTTGTTATCTTCAATCGCCTTTTGTTTCGTTTCTTTAACACGATTTTCGAAAGCGGTTTTAGCAATAGTTTCATTCTTCTTCTTTTCTTGTGCAAGCTGGTTAAGTTCTTCTTCCATATACTCAACACGACCAGTCTTGTATGCTTCAGGTTCCCAAGGAAGCCAAGTTCCAATAGGTCCAACAAAAACATCAAAATTAGGGTCAACTTCTCTTAAAAGTTTAGCACGAATTTCAGCTTCTTCTTGTGACGCAAAATTGCCTCTGGCTTTAAAACCGCTAACGGACGTTTGGAAGTTGTGTTTGGTATTAAACATTTTTTCAAGTGTTTCTTCTTCCTTATCCAAAAAGGTTTTATAATCATCTTCCATAGAAGAATTAATAATTGTTTCTCGTTCTTCTTTTACAAACTCTTCCAAGTCCTTTGAAATCTCATCGAACTTCAATTTGTATTTATATGAAATAAAATTTAAGAACTGATGAAATTTTTCCATAGATTTATTCATCTCCCACTTCTTTAGGAATTCTTCAAAGAAAAACATTTCTTTCTGTTTAAGAATCTTATTTGGCGAAATAAAAGAAAAACAGCCGAAATTTTGTCCGGCAATGGATTTGTCAACATCCAACAAGTCAACGTATTTAGGATTAGGAGTTCCATTCGTTTTATTTTTTCTCTCAAAAGCCAATTTTTTACCGGTATTAGTTTTGTCAGTCATTATACAATATTTAGGTTTTTTGTCTTTAAGTATTTTAATTAGATTTAACTTTAATAATAATATTTTTTTCTATTTATTTTATATAAAGATGTTTAATATGACTGAGTTAATTAAGCGTATTATAAAGTATTTGATCGAAGGTTTGATGGTTGCTATTGCTGCATTCGCCATCCCTAAACGTTCATTAAATATTGAGGAAATCGCATTGTTGGCGCTAACTGCTGCCGCAACATTCGCTATTTTGGATACATATATACCTTCGATGGGTGTGACTGCACGTTCTGGTGCGGGTTTTGGAATTGGCGCCAATCTAGTGGGTTTTCCTGGGGGTTTGTAAAATAGTTAATTAATAACACATAATCTAATATTACATTATGTTTTAAAGCAGTAGTCATCGGGTAATATAATATAATATAAATATATATAATGTCTTCGAAATCAAGTAGTAAGAAGTCACCTGGATCTATGTCGAAAACCAAAAGTACTTCGATATCTAAAAGTGTGTCTAAACCGAGTAGTTCTCCATTGATGTCATCTAAATCAGAAAATATTAAATTAAACAGTGACGCCAGTTTTGAATACGATAAGGAACAAGAAAATCCGGAAATATTAAAGGATAATTTAGCACAAATGAATAGATTGTTAGCAAGACGCCTTGAAAATTCCAAATTATTAGAAAATACATTACCGTCTAAATATATTCAATATGACCCAAGTTGCATTCGAAAATATAGTAATTTTTCTTTTCCTACAGATTACAAATACTTTTACGATTTTGTAGATTATTTTCCTTCTAAAACGGTTTGCGAAGAAAATGAAATTGAAACGAATACTGATGTTAAAAATTATTTAGAAACACTTAAGCGTCCTAATATGAAGCGCGATTTTATTAGTACATTGAAACTTGTCTCTCCAAAAGCCCTTACATTATTGAATAAAATCAAGGAATTAGATGCTAAGGATATGGCTCAGTACGGAAAGAAATTTAAACATTTTATTTTTTCGGATTCAAAATCGTCCATGGCTGGTGTAAAATTGTTGGCGAGTGCTTTAATTGCTGATGGTATGAATTTAGGATATAGAGCAGAACCTAAAATGGGTAAGAAAAACTGGGGGAAAATTGAGTTATTATCTAACGGAGAATTGGAAAAAACGAAATACAATAATTTGTATATGTTATGCTCCACATCTGTATATGATGAACCAATTAGCGTAGTAACAAAAAAAGAAATTTTGGGTCGGTTTAATGAGCGTCCTGATAATGTATATGGTGAAAACATTCGTATTATATTGATGGATGGAGGATACAAAGAAGGCATCGATTTATTTGACATTAAATATGTACACATTTTCGAGCCAACATTAACACAGGCAGACCAGAAACAGGTAGTTGGACGAGGGACACGAACATGCGGGCAAAAAGGTCTTGATTTTCATCCGTCAAAAGGATGGCCACTTTACGTATACGTTTATGATTTAAAAATGGAGGCGCCGTTTGATAAAGGGTTGGGTGCTAATACTGGTATTGAAATGTATTTTAAAGCTAAGAATATTAATATTAAGTTATTGAATTTTATTAATGAATTGGAAACAGTATGTATACAAAATGCAGTAGATTATGAATTGAACCAAAATATCCATTCATTTTCAATTTCGTTCGATGAAAAAGGAGATTCGTTAAGAGGTGGTGCGAAAGACAATTCTGTTAGTGTGCGTTCTCGTTCAAATACATCTGAATTAAACGATTCTTTTTTTAAAAACATATCGCCAAAATCCATGTCTCCAGTAGATGTCTCTATAGAAAAACCATTAGATGCTTTACAGATGCGTAAATATGTAAGGGACAATTTCTCTCAATTCGCATGGGATAAAGTTATAATGGAGAACAATTGCGTTCCAAAAACAGGCGGTTCAAACAACAGAGGAGTCCCAAAACAAAGAGGTGGTGCAACAATTATGAATTATACACCAACACAAGCATTTGTCAGCAATTTTTTTACTCCAAATAATCCTTTAAAAGGTATGTTGCTTTGGCATTCTGTAGGTACTGGTAAAACATGCACTGCTATTGCGACAGCAACATCAACTTTTGAAAAGCAAGGATATACTATTCTTTGGGTGACACGAACTACGCTTAAAAATGATATTTGGAAGAATATGTTCGAACAGGTATGCCATGAAATTATCAAGCTAAAAATAGAAAAAGATGGTATTGTTATTCCTTCAAAAAATTCAGATCGAATGAAACTACTGTCTAAATCATGGAGAGTTCGCCCAATGTCTTATAAGCAATTCAGTAATCTTGTCTCTAAGAAAAACCAAATTTATGAAACAATGGTTAAAATCAATGGAAAGGAAGACCCATTGCGAAAAACATTATTAATAATTGATGAAGCACATAAATTATATGGTGGAGGAGATTTATCTACTATTGAAACGCCTGACATGGTAGCACTACACGCATCCTTGATGAATTCATATATTATGTCAGGTACAGATTCAGTAAAATTATTATTGATGACAGCTACACCTATCCAAACGGATCCAATGGAATTAGTCAAGTTAATTAATTTATTCAAAATGCCAAATAAACAGATGCCTGATAATTTTGAAGTGTTCTCAGAACAATATTTGGATGATAATGGTTACTTTAAAACCGCCGGATTACATAAATTTAGGGATGAAATAGCAGGTCATATTAGTTATTTAAATCGTGAAAAAGATGCTCGTCAATTTTCACAGCCGGTTATAACCACTATACTAACAGATGTATACGACAAAGAATTATTGCGTCATAATAAGAGTGCTACACGTAAGTTATATTCGAACATGGGTAAAGAAATAGATGCCAAATTAAAGGCTCTTAAAGCAAATCCTATTCTTAAGGAAAAAACGCCCGAGGGTTATAATACATTAAAAAATATCTGTGATACTTATCAACATTCTAAGGCAAAAAATGCATGTAAAAAGGTAGTTGCTACTTATAAAAAGAAAGCAGATGAAAAGTTAAAAGAAGCAAAATCCGCATTTAAACAAGAATTGACAGATTATAAACAAGTGGCAGCAGACTTTAAAGAATTGAAAAAAGCTGCTATGGCAGAATTTATTGAAACTGAGGACAACGTAAGAAGTCCTATGATGTTTCGTTCTGGTTATAATCAGACTTCAATGGATAACATTGAATCTGTATATGGTCGTCTAAGTAAATGTAATAAACCGATGACAAGTACTACTAATTTAATAAATAGTGCGGTTTCGAATAATCCTGATATTGCACAACTTAAAAATAAACTTGATAGTTATGAACAACGTATTGAACAAAACACATTAATACTTAAAAAGGAGAAAAATCCAGAAACGAAGAGAGTATTAAATGCGCAAATCAAGAAGGATACAAACAAAATTAAAAAACATAGCAAAACATTAAAATCAAAGATTGACAAATTTACAAAATTGGTAAAAGGAAAGTTATCAGAAACAAAAAAGAATGTTAGGTCAAGTCAAAATAATCAAAAGAAGTTAGTGCGTGCTTTAAATAAGCTGAAAATTAATGAAGATGTGTTGGAGGATAAAGATTTGGAACGCAACATAAAACAAGATATTCGGGGTGCAGTACAAGTTGTAACAGACGAGATTGAATTAAAAGAAAAGGCTAAGGCAGACAAAGAGCATAACAAAACTATGAAGAAAATGGAAAAGGAACAAACCAAATTAGAAAAGGCTGAAAATAAATTGGCTGCTAAACAACATGCTAAAACCATGAAGAATATGGAAAAGGAAAAAGAAAAGGAAGACAAAGAGTTTATCAAAGCACAAAAGGCACGAGAGGCTGAATTTAAGAAAATAGAAGCTGGAAATAATAGAATAGAGGCTGAATATAAGAAGCGTGTTTTAGCATTTGAAAAACAAAAAGAAAAGGCAGAAAATGAATTGGCGAAACAGCGAGAAAAAGAAGCGAATGAATTAGCGAAACAACGAGAAAAGAGAGAAAAGGAGTTAGAGAAACAGCGGGAAAAAGACGCCAAAGAATTTGAAAAACAGAGAGAAAAGCGAGAAAAGGAATTAGAGAAACAACGAGAAAAGGAACAAAAGGAATTAGAGAAACAATTAAAAGAAGCAGAGAAAAAGAGACAAAAGGAATCTAAGGCTGTAACGAAGAAAACCATTAAGGGCGGAAACCGGAAAACCCGTAGAAGAAGATAAAGATATAAATGATTTATAATATATTTAATCTAATTATATTATATAAATGCCAAAAACTCGAAAGCAAAATAGGCGTAGACATAGAAAAGGTACTAAACGCGGCGGTGCTCCTCTACCAACATCATATAGTCCAACACTAAAACAATTTTTAATTGATAACTATAAAACGGACATTAAAACCATTGAAATGTATCAAAAAGCAGGTATATCATTTACGGATGCACGTAGGTATTTGGGGAAGAAGGTACCTGACTTTACTCGAGCACAAATGGACAGCTTACAACAAAACGGGTGGTCTCAGGATTATATAAATGAATTTAATGCTTCTGTACCTTATGAGTTAATGTTAGCTTATGGGTCAGAAAACCATGATGATCCAAACGCGCGAAGTTCCCCACCTGACTCAGATCAGGAAACTGTAGTTTATAAATTTGAAAAGCCAACTGATAAGTTTATGTTTAGTGAAGAACAGATAGAACGTCTTATAGATTTAGGAATAGATCATCATATGCGCATTAGTATGTTTGAAAAAGAAATTAATAAAGGAAATATGACGGTCGATGGACTTTTTAAGGCAATAGAAGAAGGAGACTACGACCGACCACCAAATAGCGAACCATCTACTGAATCGTTCCAGCCAGTACCAAGTACTAATTCAATGGAGCAAGAACCAAATAATCGTTCATTGGAGCAAGAACCAAATAATCGTTCATTGCATGTATCAGATTTAGAAGTTAAAAGATCTTCATCTATTAATTCATCCAATAGTCCTTTATATACACCCGAATCAGCAGATGATGAATCGTCAAATGGACGATTACATGTATCCGATTTAATAGATGAAGAATCAGAAGAATCATTGTATACGCCTGATTCTGGTTCTAAATCTTCACGTAATGGTGGAAAGAGAAAACGTGGAACAATGAGAAAACGTGGTAAAAAACGTAAATCATCGAGGAAACGTGGAAAAAAGCATTAACTATCTAAACAGTAGGTATAAATTCCCAATTCAATTCAATACACATTTTTTTCCAAGTTTCATCCTGTTCGATAAGTTTTTCTCTATCTTTTAGTAAAGGAATTTCATTTAGATATTGTGTTTCTCCCAATAATTCACAGAATTTAAAAAGTACATAATAATAATTCAAGAAGTTAACACGATAATCAGGGCATGTTTTCGCATATGGAGCTTGTATCTCCATAAATAGGTTACATAATGTGTCTTCTAATTCAGGTGTAAAAACAGGTGGTTTAATTCCCAATTTATTTTTAATAAATGCGATGTGTTCATAATGTTTATTAAAACCGAGTTTTTTAAGTATTTCCTTAGTTTTATAATAGGTCAATAAATCGACACTGATGCGTTCTTTCTTAATCTGCTGATTAATTTGTTCAATAACTTCATCGGGAATAAGTGTAGTTTCTTTACCTTGAAATTGAGCTAAAATTTCTTTAAAATGATTTATTTTTTTATAGGCATAAAAACAAACTTCTTTGGGTGGTTCTTTGTAACTCGGTTTTTCATTTTCAATTAAATATGGAATGTTAATAGAGCAAACATTACAAATAAGAACACCTTCGTCATCAAGAGGAATCATTTCACCTTTATAACAATATTGACATATATCAGTTTCTCTTACAAAAGAGTTCATATCAATAAATGTTTCATCAACATTACTTAAATATTTTTGAACGATATTTTTATTTTCGTCGATATTCTCGATATTGTTTGCATCTTTTTTAACCTTAAATAGATCTCTAAGAATTTGATTTTTAGACGTATATCCTTTAACAATTTCATTATTATTGATATTTTTTTTGTTTTCAAAATATTCAAAAATAAATTTGGAATTATCAAGAAAATAATTAATTTTTTTACCCTTTAATTCTTTTATGGTTTCATTTATTTCTCTAATTCTATCATTAAATTCCATAATTTGTTCAATAGGTAGTTTAGTATCCTTTAAAAGTATTTTTAGTTCAGTTTGTTCTTCCTTTAGTCTGGGAATAATATCATTTTCATCTTTAATAAAATCGTTAACAAATTCTTTGTGTTTTCCATCTAAAGTCGTAGAATATTTTTTGGATATGCTAATTTTTTTGTTAGTTTTTGGTTTAAAAGTTGGCATTAAAGTTTAATATAATAAATATGTAGTATTTGTTTTAATTTATAATTTAAATAAATTATAAATTACTAATAATGTATTATAAAAAATTGAAAATAACAATAATAAAATAATAACAATAAAATAATAAAAATAAAACATTAAGATTAATAAATATGGAACGTCTATTGGATAAGATGTATATAAAAAGGTTTTGTTTACCATTTGATACAAATATAGAAACTGTGAAAAACAATGATGCAATAATGACACCATGTATATGTGGACATTATAACCATATATCGAGTGTATTACAAAGGAAAGGAAATAAAATAAAAATATTAAGTTTTGGAACGAATCAAATGGGGGATACAGATGGTATAATACCAGGTATACATGCAGAGTTAGATGCACTAACAAAATTAAAACCTCTAAGACAAAAAAGATTAGAAATAGTGGATTTGTTAGTAATAAGATTATCAAAAACAAATAATATTCAATCGAGTAGACCGTGTTATAACTGTATTGAATTAATGAATTATTTGCCAGAGAAGAAGGGATATAAAATCAAAACGATTTATTATTCAAATAATGATGGTTCAATAATAAAAACAGATTTACAAACTTTAGAAAAAGAAGAAAAACATTATAGTAGATTTTATAGACGAAAAAATAAAAATAGTTAAAATATAAAAATTTGTTTCATTTAGTAAAGTAATGGATATAGAAATAAAATTAGAAAACAAACAAATCGAAATAGATAGCACAAAATTTCAGAAAATGGTTTTTTTGTACAATGCTTTAGATAATGGATGGGCAATTAAAAAAAGAAACAAATCATATATTTTTACAAAATATCATGAAGGAAAAAAGGAGGTTTATGATGAATCATATTTGTCCGTATTTATGAAGGACAATATTAATATTAATAATATATTATCTTAATTATGTAGGTGTTTATAAAAACAATAAAAAATATAATTAAGTTAAATTAAAAATTTTTTTTCTTTAGGGATATTATAAAATGGGAGGCGGACTTATGCAACTCGTAGCTTATGGAGCTCAAGATGTTTACCTAACTGGTAATCCTCAAATTACCTTCTGGAAGGTTACTTATCGTAGATATACTAACTTTGCCATCGAATCTATCGAACAGACATTCAACGGTCAGGCTGATTTCGGTCGCCGTGTTCAGTGCACAATTAGCAGAAACGGAGATTTGGCTTACCGTACATACTTGCAGGTTACTCTTCCTGAGATTAACCAACTTATGGGTGTTGCTTCTTTCTCTTCTGGATCGGGTTCTGGTGTCTATGCTCGTTGGTTGGATTTCCCCGGTGAGCAACTTATTGCTCAGGTAGAAGTTGAGATTGGTGGTCAACGCATTGACCGTCAATATGGTGACTGGATGCACATCTGGAACCAACTTACCATGACTTCTGAACAGCAACGTGGTTACTTCAAGATGATTGGTAATACCACTCAACTCACATTCATTACTGATCCTTCTTTCTCTGAGGTAGATGGCCCTTGCGACTCCATTGCTCCTCGTCAAGTTTGCGCTCCTCGTAATGCTCTTCCTGAGACCACTTTGTACGTTCCTCTTCAATTTTGGTTCTGTACCAACCCTGGTCTTGCTTTGCCCTTGATTGCTCTTCAGTACCACGAAGTCAAGATTAATCTTGATATCCGCCCTATTGATGAGTGCTTGTGGGCTGTTACCACTTTGAGCTGCAACTCTGGTGCTACTGCAAACACCCCTGGTATGTTGAACCCTGCTTCTGCTGGTTTCGCTGCTAACCAGTATGCTCCTGGTCGCCCCGTCCCTGCTGCTATTGCTTACAATCAATCTTTGGTTGCTGCCTCTTTGTACGTTGACTATGTCTTCTTGGATACTGATGAGCGCCGTCGATTTGCCCAGAACCCTCACGAATACTTGATTACTCAGCTTCAGTTCACTGGCGATGAGTCTGTTGGTTCTTCCAGTAACAAGATTAAGCTCAACTTTAACCACCCCGTTAAGGAGCTTATCTGGGTTGTCCAGCCCGATCAGAACGTAGATTATTGCTCATCTTTGGTGTGTGATGCTCTTTTGTTCAAGGTTCTTGGTGCCCAGCCCTTCAACTACACTGATGCCATTGATGCTCTTCCCAACGCTATCCATGCTTTCGGTGGTCCCGCTTCCGTTGCCGCTGATTCTCGTGCATACATTGATGCTCGTGGTCTTTTCAACGATGCCGGTGCTTTGGATTATGATATTTCTGATACCTTCACTGGATATTGGCATGGTCCCCAGAACCCTTACAATGAGGTAAATTTTGGTGGTCCCACTGTTCCTGTCTCTCCTGCAACAAGTAATTTGGACCCTACCATCCTTGATAGCCTTCGTGATTTGGCTGCTAACGGCCACGTTGAGAACTCCACTGTCTCTGATGCTGGTACATTCGTTTTGTGCGAGACCTCTTTGGACCTCCATTGTTGGGGCCAGAACCCCGTCGTCACTGCTAAGCTCCAGCTTAACGGCCAGGACCGCTTCTCTGAGCGTGAAGGTTCTTACTTCTCTTGGGTCCAACCTTACCAGTCTCACACCCGTTGCCCTGATGAAGGTATTAACGTGTACTCTTTCGCTCTTCGCCCTGAGGAACACCAACCCTCAGGAACGTGCAACTTCTCTCGTATTGACAATGCCACACTTCAATTGGTGTTGTCCAATGCTACCGTAGAAGGCACCAAGACTGCTAAGGTCCGTGTTTATGCCACCAACTACAACGTGTTACGTATTATGTCGGGCATTTTTATTACCTGTGCCCAACAGTTGGCTGCCATATTAGATATTTGCTTACTAATATGGATAAACAGTGTAAAGCAAATATACATTCAGCAACAAACGAATGTATTATATAACCAGCTAGTCTGTGTTTGACTATTTAATAGTCAAATGGAGGCAACATTTCTAAAATGCAGGAACATCCTTAGAGCCTTTTCTACTACTTTGTTAAATGAAAGTTTAATGAATACCCAGGGTAATGACCTCGGGCATAGTAATAACGAAAAGGATTGGACAATCCGCAGCCAAGCTCCTAAGTGCGATAAAGCAAGCATATGGAGAAGGTTCAGAGACTATAATGGAATGGGTCTGAGAAAGTTAGCAACTTTCAGTGATGACTTAAGGGATAGTCCATGCTCAAATTAAAAGATTTGGGTCGGAGTAGGTGAACTCGGGGTGGGTTAGCTTATTCCAATTAAGTAAAGTGAAATATTTTTGTTACCAATTATCGTATCAATATATTTTAACATTTACATATAATTAATTTAATAATATAATTTATATTATTAAAAATTGAAACAAACTTAAAGAATAGAGAGTATAATACTATATACAATGTTAAATATAAAAGAAGATAACAAAATACATTTGCAAAGATTTAATAATGAACCTCCATCCGCGTCTTACATTGCCGGGTTTATAGACGGTGACGGATGTATATTTATACGAAAAATTACAGATGGTTATCAATCTGGAATACAAATTTCCCAATCTAGAACTAATATATTGCAGATAATTCGTTACCACTTTGGAGGGTCAATTACCTCATCTGAAAATAGAAATAATAAAACAGAAAATATAATGGATGATGAAAATGAATATATTCATAAACATAATGTGAGAAACCAATATAATTTATTGATCAGAAGTAATGAGTATCAAATATTATTAGAATATTTAAAAAATTCATTTATAATTAAAGAAACACAATATAACTGCTTGTATGAATTTAATAAATTTGCAAATTTACCAAATAAGTTAGAAGAAAAGGCAGATTTATTTTTAAAATGTTCTAATTTAAATAACAGTTGTGAGCTAGATAAAATATATTTAAACAGAATAAATATTGAATATATTGCTGGTTTATTTGATTCGGAAGGATGTATTTATATAAATATAAATAAATTTAGCAGTTTTTATATATCAATAGCACAAAAAAATCACCCACTAATATTACACGAAATTGTAAAATTCTTAGGGTTTGGAAAAATAGAAACATATGAATTTAAAATTTATAAAAAAAACGATTGTTTAAAATTTATTCAATTAGTAAAAAAACATTTAATAGTAAAATATAATCAAGCTATTGCATTTGAAACATTTTTACAAACTACTGACATAAAAATAAAGGAACAAATGTATTCAATATGCAATGAAGAAAAACATAACATAGAAATATTTAATGAATTAAATCAAACTAATAATGGAAAAGAGGGCTATTTAGAAACATTAAGATTGAGAAACATAAAAGAAAAATTTTGTAAAGAAATACAAATAAAACAAGTTTATAAAGAAAAATCTAAAAAAATGAAAGCAGAAGGAAATCATAATTTTGGAAAATCATTTTCTGAAGAAACAAGAAACAAAATGTCTATTTCCATTAGAGAAGCCAAAGGAAGTGTAAGTGATGATCTCATTATACAAGTTAGAGATTTAATTGCAGAAGGACGTAAAAATATAGAAATACAGACGTTATTTAATTTGCCAAGACATACCGTAACTAGGATTAAAAATGGGGAAATTATTTGCAGAAATGAAGTAAAAAACGATAGAACAAAGTTAACCCAAGAAGATATAAATTTATCTAAAAGAAAAATTCAAACAGATGAGATTATTATTGTAATTGAAAAATTAATTGAAAATTTAAAACCAATGCAAATTCTAGATTATTTAATAGAGAGAAGAAACAATAATAATATTCCAAACCATCTTACAATTGACATTATTAAAAACATTAAAAGAAATTTACTAAATGGAAAATCGGTTATTTATGAATCTGAATTGCCAAAAGAAAAATATGATTATTACACTGAAATTATAAAGAGTTTTGTTAAAAAATTAGTATAAAAATATATTGGTTATTGTATAAAATGGATAACAAATATAGAAAACAATTTATTCAAATGAAAAAGGAAAGACGTGAGAAAAAACGATGTGAAAAACGTTCTATTACTGGTGAAGAAGTTATTTTTATTTTTGAAAAGTTTATTGAAGGATGGAGTACAATTAGAATATATAATACAATTATTCAAAATGACCAAAACTCTGCGGTTGATAAGAAAAAAGTTGAAACTATTGTTTCCGGTAATTGTAAAGTTTATGAGTCTGAATTATCTGACGAAAAATATAAATATTATTTAGAGTTGAGAGAAAAAATATACGAAATTCATAAACATAAATAATAAAACCCTTTTAAGACCCAGTAGCTATTTCAAACTGACAATTGCTATCTTTTGATTTACAAAATCCTTCTAAAAATCGATGATCACAATCTAAGTCCAATCCTTGTTCGATAAGCTTATAAATTATAAATTTATTTGTAATATGTTTGCCACTAATATAGAAATACTCAGTGTTTCTTTTATTTTTATAACAATAGCAATCATATGTGTTTTTAACAACTATATCTTTTTCATCTGTAACAATATTGTCTAATTCTTCAATCTCTATTGCAACAGAGAATTTTGCGTTTGGGAACATTTTTTCGATTTCTTCTATGTCTTTTTCATAATCTTCTTCTGTTTTTTCCATAATAATATATTTATAAATTATCTTTATATAAATAGATTATTTCATTATATATTAATGAAGTTGTTAGTTACTGGCTGTTGTGGGTTCATTGGTTCCAATTTTGTAAATAAATATTTTAATGAAAATGATAACGTAACTATTGTTAATTTAGATGCAATGTATTATTGTGCAACCGAAAATAATATACATGAACATATCAGAAAATCATCTCGTTATCATTTAATTAAAGGAAATTTATGTTCTTTTGATTTAATTGCTAACATTTTAGAAATATATCAAATAGATACTGTAATTCATTTTGCAGCACAATCACATGTCCAAAACTCGTTTGATAATGCTCTACAATATACGAACGACAATGTTGTTGGAACACATACCCTATTAGAAGCTTGTCGTAAATATGGAAAAATACATCGGTTTATACATATTTCAACGGACGAGGTTTACGGCGAATCAATGTTAACTGAGAATGAAGAAAAAAAACACGAAGGTTCAGTACTGTGTCCAACAAACCCATATGCGGCAACAAAAGCTGCAGCCGAATTAATAGCCAAATCATATTATCATTCGTTTAAAATGCCTATAATTATAACACGTGGAAACAATGTATATGGACCGAATCAGTATCCTGAGAAACTAATTCCGAGGTTTATTAGCCAATTATTAGAAGGAAAACCAGTGACCATACAAGGAGACGGATCAAACGTAAGGGCTTTTTTACATGTGAATGATGTTAGTTCAGCGTTAAAATTAATATTGGAACGTGGACAAATTGGTGAAGTATATAATATCGGTAGTGACGACAATACTGAATATACTGTATCGCAAATAGCAAATATCTTAATACAAAAAATAATGAAAACCAATGATTTCGAAAAATGGATAAAATATATTGAAGATAGACCTTTTAATGACAAACGATATTATATTAGTAATCAAAAGGTGAAGGATTTGGGATGGACAATTTGTACTGATTTTGATAGTGGATTAAACGAAGTTATCGAACAGATGTCTAATTAATATCTCTTCTTTCTTCTAGTGTTGTTCGTTTTTCTATTTTTCTTTGATTTTCTACGTTTACCTTTAGTCTTCCTACGTTTTTTCATTCCACCTCCAATCGATGAAGATGAAGTAACCCATTCGTCTTCGTCTTCGTCACTTGCAGACATTGATATTTTTTTTGGAGCTGATATTGGTAATCCTAGCTGATTTGCTAAGGGTCCTGATACTGGAATACTGTTTCTGGTGATTACACTAGCTAAAGCACGTTTGTTCTCGTTCGTTCTTGCTATATTTTCGTCTTTTTCCTTTAATCTATAATATTCATTTTCGATATCTTTTTTTAAAGAAGCATCCATTGTAACAGGAATTCTATTTTGTTTTATTATTTTATCTATATTTACGTCGTTAAAATCTATTTTTTCATAGAATAATTCGTTAGCGATAGCAATCGCGTCAACATTTTCTTTTTTTTTACCAAATAGACCTCTAAACATGCCTATTATATATAATAATAATAATATAATAAATTATTAACGTCTTTTCTTTCGTTGTCTTCTGGTTTTCTTAGATTTTTTAGAACGACGTTTTCTACGCGTACCACCAACTGGTGTCGCTATAGGTTTTTTAGAAGTCATACCAAACCAACTTGTTAATCTTTTGTGCAATGTGTTTTTTTTTCCTGGTACGACTTCACCATATATATTTCCATCGTCATCTGTATCAATCATGGTAGCTTGAACTGCTGGTCCATCAAAAGAACCAGTTGGAACAGCAGTAGTGTTAAAGGTTGGTCTAAGGACATTTACGTAATCCACGATACTCTTAATAATTCTTGGATTTAACCTGGCATGAGGATACATTGGTTGATATTTATAATAAGTATAATTTAAGATACGTATAAATCTTACGTAATCGTTGCTGTGGTCGTCATCCAGTGATAAATTCTCTAAAACAACCTGATTCGCAACTTCTTTCACAAACGGTTCTTCCCATGCGTCTGAATAAGACATAAATATATAATAATGTAATAAAATAAAATACATATTTTCAATAAAAACAAGATTCAGTGTTCAAATGAACGCGTGTCTAAAAATAAGAATACTAATTACAATAAAAAATATATACAATAATTTATTTACAAACCTATTTATATTTTTATAATTCTTCTTCCTCAAAATCATCGATTACTAATTCCTCTTCTTCTAATTCAATATATTCATGTCCATTCCAACTCACATTTTTACAATTAAACAATCTATTCATATTTATTACTTCCGGTTTATCTTCTGACGCGAACTTCGTAAACAAAGTAGCTATTTGACTATCATCTCTGAACCGCACACTATACTCTTGTTGAATATTATTACGACCAATACGACCTAATGCTTGAATAATCTTTTCTTGCGTTAAAACCAGGTCTTTACTCAAATAGCCATGACAGAATTGATAATTCGTTCCATAAATATAATCGCTATCAGCAATAATCAAATACAACTTTTGTTGGTCAGCCAATTTTTTCATAATTTCTGTATAATCTTGGCTTTTATGCTCAGTAAACACTCCAATACCCAATAACAGTAATATTTTCCAACTATCATCAACATCTTTTAACAACATAATATTAACAATAATATTCTCATCAATATTGCTGGTGAACGAATTAGAGGTATGCAATCCTTGAGCCCATTTAGCCAAGTGTGCTAATCGATTAGGTATAAATAAATCATCAAGTGAGGCCTGTTTTATCATACCTTTAAGAATACCAATATCCTCTTTCATTTTTCTAATTTTTTTATCATCTGTCTTGTCTATTAAGCTACTTGCTATTTTCGACTTATCCTTTTTCTTGTTTTGGAGACCTCTCGCTTCCTTAGAATTATCGGCTGAACCTCCAGTTAGTTTAGATGTTAGCTTTTCTTCTTCAAAATTCAATTCACTCTCGAGTTGAGCTATCTTTTCATTAATAACATTATTGAACTCTATCTTTTCCATTATATCTTTCATGACAACCGCTGGGATGTTTGCTTGTTGAATACAAAATTTAGCTATTTTTTGTAAATCATTTGCCAGAAATATAGTGGGACCATCTGTTAAAGTATGAGCGTCTTTTGTAGTAATATACACACCACTGCTTCCTGGTGTTTCTGCAGGTGTCGGTAAATTTTGAACGCTATTGGTACGACTAATTTGTGCTCCACCAGAAATAATACGATTATTATCAAAGCTGGTAGTTTTTGATATTGTATTACCTTTTACATCAATAGTATTATTAGATACTACTCTTTTTGCTCTTGAAAATTTGAAATAGTTAAATACTGTTGGCCATGAACTTGGAATAATATTTTTCAATACTTTTAAATATTGTAGCTTTATGCTTTTCATATCGATATCATTTACGGAAGCAAAATTGCGTTCGAATTTTGAACTATTTTTATTATAATTATTTGTTTCAACATAATGAACAAACTCAGATGACTCTTTAAGATCGAAGTATCTAAGTAATGTTAAATTGTCTTCACAGTGCTCAACCACTTCTAAAACCTTATTATAATCTTCATAAAGATAATGTGGCATTACTACATATCCATTATTGTCTACCAATGGAATCGTTTTACGACAATCGTGACTAACGATGTTATGAATATTCGCGTCAGGAAACTTTTCTTTAAAGTCAGCAATAGTATATGTTAATTCATGCATTTTTGGTAAAGTCGCTGACGATAATACAACGTTAGGAATAATATTTTCCTTCCAGTTTTTTTTTATAATTGCGTGTAATTCGTGTTCCGCATAATCCAATGTAATTGTTGGTTCATCCCAATATGTTACAATATTGGTAGCATCATTAAATGCAAGCATATAATACATTGACACGAGATATGAACGAATGTCGCAAATAATGATCTCAACCTTATCACCAACAGAATTATCGACTTTTCTTATTTGTCCGCTGCGTCTATCCTTGGTATATTCTTTGGCTGCGAAATAATGTAGACGCACATCGTCAGCCGATGAACAACCAAATGCAAACGCGATTTTTTTATTAATAGAAATAGCAGAACGAGCTAAGGCTAACCCAACGTGTCTTGCAGCGCAAACAAATATCACCTTGTATTTTTCCGATAATCCAAGCGGTGTCAATGTTTTACCGGTTCCAGTTGGTGCAATATATAATATCAGTTTGGGTTTAATAGAGCGAACAATCGTATATATTTCTTTTTGATGTTCATAAAGACATAAATCACTGTATTTAAGTAGACTGGAATTTTTTTCAATATATTCCACGGCATTTTTAAGTACATATAACAGTTCAATATCTTTTGCATAATTCGCAATAAAGCATTGTATAATTTCAATAATATAACGGTTAGCTCTTTCTACGTTATTTTTTAATAATACATTCAAGGTATAATAATAGTACATCCATTTTTTGTTATTAATAGTTTTATGTTTAATCATTTGTTCCAGATTGTTATAAAGCATAAATTCATATATACCAGTATTAAGTTCAATACCATTTATACGGGCTAAACGAATTTGGTCACCACTTTTGATACGAACAATGCTGGAAATATTAATATAATAAATATTGTCTTTTTTACTTTGTTCATTATTACTTTTATTTTGATCAATAGATTTTGTTCTTTTTAATGTAGCATCCGCCTCAAATTTAATAAAGTCAATTTGGTGTTCTTTAACGAGTTCTTTTATTTTGTCTCCAAAGAATTTTGAGTATAGAAATTCTTCGAGTTGATGATTATATTCTATCTTTAAGAAAGTAAAGATAGAATCGTTTTTATTAACTTTTATATGTACATTCGAAAATCCACTGGTAATTAATTGTAATATTTCATTTTCATTACTGGAAACAGGAATTTCAATTGAGTCCCATTCAGATCTTGACAGTTTTCTTTGTTTCAGGTCCATTTTATAATATTGTCTTTTTTCTTTATGTTTGTTTATTGTTTATATGTTTTATTTCAAATCAATTTTATTTTTATCATATAATTTATATCATATTATTTATTTTACACCTTTTAACAAATCAAACGCCGATATTTGTATCTATAAACTCGTATAAATATTCTCCAATCCAATCAAGCAATGGTTCCGCAAGCAATTCGAGTTCATTATCATTACTATATTCATTAATCATAATTGTAATGACTTTTTCTATGTTATTATTATTATCTTCTATAAATTTATCAATTTCATCGCTTGTAAATGGTATTAAATTATCATCACTTCTTCCAATAGTTAAATCATTTACAATCATTAACTTAATTTTTGTTTTAAGTATATTGCGATAATCCATTCGATATTTATAGTATAGTATAATCTATATATTATTTTTACTATATATTATTTTTACTATATATAAAATTCGGCATTTGAATTGTTAAAAGGTGTAAAAATAAAAATTGAATTTAAAACGATTTAAGAAAAAGAGGCAATAAACTTATATAAACTATTATAAAAATGGCTAACTTTAAAATTGTATCTATTGAGGGCAACATTGGTTCCGGTAAATCAACACTTTTGGAAAGGTTGAGAACTTTCTATAAGGACAATAAAAATGTAATATTTTTAAGAGAACCGGTTGATGATTGGGAGAAAATTAAGGATAAAGAAGGCAATACTATGTTGAAGAAATTCTACGACAATCAAGAAAAATACTCATTCGCTTTCCAAATTATGGCTTACATTTCTCGTCTGAAAATTTTAAAGGATGCTGTTAAGGCAAATGAACATACGAATACAATCATTATAACTGAGCGTAGCTTATACACTGACAAATATGTATTTGCAAAGATGTTGTACGAACAGGGCAAAATTGAAGACGTTTGTTACCAAATTTATTTAAATTGGTTTGATGCATTTATTACCGATTTTGATTTTAATCATACCATTTATGTCAATACTGAACCGCAAATTTGCTATAATCGAATCCATAAGAGAGCACGTGTTGGAGAAGAATTAATACCATTGTCCTATTTGGAAGATTGTCATAAATGTCATAATGATTTTCTTGATCCTGAAAAAGGCATTAAAACTGAAAAATTAGTATTAGACGGTAATGTAGATATTTATGAACAAGAACATATTTTGCATGAGTGGTTAAACCTAATAGACGAATTTATTCATAAACAGGAAACATTATAAAAAGGATTAACATTATAAACTATAAAAAACAATAAATAAAAAATATAAATAAAAGTATAAATCACTTGAAATATACTTTTATTTTTTATCTAAAATTCAAAATCAACAACTATCGGATAATGATCTGAATTCCATTTACCACAATATTCATCATATCCATGATAAATATATGCATTAACAATATTACTATAAACATTGTCTGTTACTAAAATATGGTCTATCATTGAATAATCTTTTTGAGAAGTTGTATTACAATTATTGTCCGAATCCCACCAATCCGTAAAGCGTTCATCCTTCTTTATAGACACTGCTATGTTTGTTAGTTCATATGTTCCCTTTTTTTGTCCATCTAAACCTTTCATAATATCTAACACTCTGGATGTTGGCATATCATCATTCTTATCCAAAATTTCACCATCATAATCATTCATATCGCCAATTAAAATAATCTCATATCCTCTCCCTATATAACCATAAACTATATTTTGTAAAACTTGCGCCTGGGCTTCTCTTTGAACGCATCTTGAAGGGTCTGTTGGAATAGCTAATAAATGTGCCCCAATTAATGCCACTTTGTATACCCCTAAATCGAATTCAGTTATATAATGTTTTGAAACCCCGCTTGTTCCAGAAGATGATGTTGAACCACATTTCGTCCCACTAATTGGATACGCGATTTTTTCTTCGCTACGATATAAATCGATAATTGGGTCAATACGACTTAACATACCTACATTTTGACCAGTAGATGTATCTGTTCCTTTTTTTAGATATGGCACATAACTATCATCTAAATAATTTTTCACTTCATTTAACTCATCACATCCCTCAACTTCGCATAAATTTATAATATCTGGTTTCAACTCGCTTATAACCTTTGAAACATAAGATAAATGTTTTTCGGCATCATCAATCGTTTTCCAAGTGCAACCATCACCAGGGCAATCCATAGCAGAATAATAATCAATAAATAACCATTCAACATTATATTGGACCAATCTTAAAGATTGTTTGTTTTCTCTTCTGTCCTCACTTAGAACAACATTCGGGCACTCTGTATCACATTTTACAGACGATAAAAACAAGAAAATAGAAAACACGGTATTCAAAAAATTGATATTCATTATATACAATTATATATTACAAACATATAAAAATATATTTAAATTATTATTTAACGAATGTCTTCTTATTCTATTTTAAATTTCTTTCCACCAATTAAACCGAATACTAACAATAAACCTATTCTTAAAATAAAAAAAACAAGTAATCCTATATGTCAAGCAAATAATTATAAATTACATTTTGATGGCTGCAGTAAAGGTAACCCTGGACCATCTGGAATCGGAGCTGTATTATATAATAATAATGAAGAAATTTGGTGCGATTATAAATATATAGGAGTAAACTGTACAAATAACGAAGCTGAGTATCAATCATTGATACTTGGATTAGAAGAAGCTGTTTCACAAAATATAACAAAACTGTCAGTATATGGAGACAGTCAATTGGTTATAAATCAACTCAATGGTGTTTATAAATTAAAAAAAGATAAATTACGTCCGTTTTATGAAAAGATACATGATCTAATTACTCATTTTGAGTATATCGATTTTACTCATGTTTACCGAGAAGAGAATAAACGAGCAGACGCGTTGTCTAATATGGCTTTAAATGGAGTCGCTTGTCATAAGATTTAATAATTTCCTGAAATTATTATATAACTTAAAAATAAACCAAAAAAATTCTTAGAGAACAAATCCAATATATTATAAAATGCATTTTTAATATAATATGGTAAAACAGCTACAACACCATACAATGACCAAAAAAAGAAAAAATACCAAAACAATAAGTAACCATTTGTATTTTGATTTACATAATTTACATAAATAATATAATAATACATTAAGAATGGTATAAAGCCTAAAATTACTCCCATCAAAACAGGGATAATTCTCATTTCACCCAAATATCCGAAGAGTAACATTAGCCAATTCAAAAACACAACAGGTATAACTGTATTTGCGTTATCTTTCAAAAGTGTAAAAAATTCCAATTCGTTTGTTTTATTTTCTACTTTTTTATTCAAATAAATTAAATATATAATTAACGTTATTAGCATTGTTGGTGTCGTAATAACCCAATCTATATATCTTTTTGGTGTAACATTTAATACCTTAGTAAAATTATACGCTAACCAAACATAAAACATTCCTTCAAAAAACTGAACGATTAATTCTAATATTAGTAATTGTCTTATTATTGAATACATAGTAGGGACTTTTACAAAAAAAGCAATTATGTCTAATATTCCTGATATTATTTGAACAATTATTGAAATTACTAATGTAATATAAAATAAATATTTTTGATCCATTAATTTATATTCTTATATTAGTTAAATATTTTATAAAATTATATCTTCTACACTCTTTTTTTCATAATTTAATTCAATAATATCTCTTATTTTATTACTCAAAAACGGCATTATCATTTTATGTGTTATTGTAATATAAAATGTTGGATTTATTATTATTATTTTTTTGAGATTTTTACTAAATTTATTTGAAATTAATTTTGCCAAATCAATAGCAACGTTTGTCTGCATCGCATGTATAAGACTAAACCCTAAACTATCAAATATCCAAACCCACTCTTTATTTTCTGGCATTTCACTCAAAACACCATTATAATGATTTATTATACCTTTTACATCATAATACAATATAGCTTGTGATGGACACGTATAATAATATATTATGTCGTTTTTTTCTAAAACTTTTGATAATGAATGACTATCGGGTAATAATGTACATACAGGACATATATATGACATTATTATTTAATAATAAATAATATTATTAACTAATAAGTATTCGTAACGCAATAAAAACTAATATTCCAAAAGTGATAAATTTAATATTTGCGGTGATTTATATTTTAAAATATCCAATTCTGTTTTTGTTGTTTGAAATAATTCTTTCCCATAAACATCCTGCAACAACAACCATTCAAATATTCCCCCTGTATAAACATAAATATTATAAAATCCTATAGATAATAGTTGCTGATATTTTTTTTGTACACTTTCATCATTACTATTTTTCCCGTAAATAATAATTCGAATGCTTTTATTTTCCTTTATGAATTTATTTATAATTGCTTCCTCGTCATTCGCGTTTACGGTATACACTATTAAACAACTTTGTTCTGAAACAGGCAACGTATTTATTAGTAAATATTGATCTGGATTTTTTATTAAGGTATGCATATCTTCAAAATTTATTTTTTTCATAGATTGTGTATTACCCATTAAATTATATTTTAAATTATTTTTAAATAATAAACTTTAAAAATAATATACTTTCTTTATTCTTATTCTTATTCTTATTCTTATTCTTATTCTTATTCTTATTTAACTAATTTCGCAAAATCACCAACCATATAATGATAACTTAAAAAAGATATAAGTCCTATTATAACATCAACTAACAAATATACCCAAGCATTCATATTTCCCATTATAGCATTATATGAAAACGCAAAATATAAGAGTGAATGAAGTGGTCTCAAATCATTCCACCAAATTTTATCACCAAATACCTCTGCACCTGTTTGTCTTGTACCTGTTAAATAAATATACATAAATCCTACTGCTGGAATTAGAGTTAACCAACCCAAATAAAATAAATATTGTTTACTAAGATTTTTAGCTATATATACTAACAAAGAACGCGTACCTATACAACCAAATAAGAATAATAAAAACCGTTTTTGTATTGTATTCATTTTATAACATAAATGAATATAATAAAAAATTTAATTAAATTCCAAGACAATCTCTACCTTTTCTTTTTTAATGCTTTTTGTTGCCGAAATAGATAGTTCCTCTCTCTTTTTCCTGGTCTTAGAATTATCTATAACAATTGTTTCCTTTCGTTTAGAAGTACTGTTGCGACTATTCATATCCTTTTCGATTAGTTCATAATTTTGTTCGACGAAGTCAATTACTTTGTTTTCTAAAGCCCATTTAAAAAAATTCAATTGACCTATGGTTGTCTCAATAAATCTGTCGTTTGAATAAGGAATATTGATTCGGTCCCATCTACAAAAAGGATCAAATCTCTTTTTAGAATATGCCTTTAACTTTAGTTTATAGTCGTCGTAAACTTTGAAACGTCTTGTTATATTATCCGTCGTTTTTTCAATGGTATAAATTGTGTAAAACTTTTTAGCATAATTTGTTGCAAACCAATCTACAATTCGTAATGATATTTTAGAGGTACCTGTAATAATTCTAAGCATTTTATCCAAATTATTGTTCGAATTAAAAGTTCCATCGTCATTATCGGTTTTATAAAAATCCATTAAATTTTTTAATAATAAGTCGTTTTGAGTAGTATATACTGATTTGCTCATTATGTTAGTTTTCAAATAAAGTTTTAAGTTGTTTTAAATATAATAAATTTTATAAATATATTTTGTTAGTATATATTATAAATGTCTAAGTTTATGGATGATTACTTTGGCCCATTGTCAAGAGAATACTGCGGTTATTTCTACATTTTATCTGTTATGTTTGGTTTCTTTTTTGTATTTAGCATATTATCTATTATATACACATTTGTTGTTAATTATAAGAAAATAAATGCTATGTTTGTTGCTAATTCATTAGTATTGCTAATAAACATATTTTTTGTGTATTTTACTAACCGTTTGATGCACACAATGTGCGTTAAAAGCATTTAATAATAAATAATAAATTTTATATACTTTTTTATTATTTATTTCTTTTTATTCGTTTTCCTTTTTATAGTTTTCCTTTTATTCATCGTTTTCCTTTTTATAGTTTTCCTTTTTATAGTTTTCCTTCGTTTCTCTATTCTTTGTCTTCGTTTCTTAGTTCTTCTTCTGCCTCCTTCATAAGCAAAAACGTAATCATCATAACCCATTTCATCGGCAATTTCAACTATTTTTTCATTAATTAAAGTCTCGTTTCCAGGATATAGGTTTTGTAAATACTCTCGTAAATCTGTTTTTTTGTCATCTAACGTTTTTTCTGCTGGAAAAGCATTTGATTTATCTTTATGATGTAGTTTATACCAGTCTAAAATAGAATCAGTTATTAATTTTTTAATCATTACTATTTTAATTATTTGTTGATAATCTGTATTTTCTTCAAAAGCGCGACAAGCTGGAACTAAAGAAAAAACAATTCTTTCTACTGCACCCAATACACAAGTCATTCCATCTACACCTTCATGAGCTTTAACACAATCATCAATAAAACTTGACACATATATTTTTTGAAATATAAGAGGTTGTTTTGTCACATAATTTAAAGAATAAAAAATAGATTCGCGTACATCTACATTTAAATCATCATAATTCATATTTAATAATCTTGATGTCAAGATTTTTTGCAGACCAATTTTTTGTTTTTGTATTATATATTCTTCTTCATCTCTGTCGCCATCAATCAACCCTGTTATTGTCTTATTAATGTAATTAGGATAATTTATTTCAGAAGGAATAATAGTATCTGTTTTTTCAGATAATAATGTATTTAATCTCTTGTAATTAATTTTTTCGGCTTCTTTATGAATTTGTCTTGTGTCAACTGCAACACGATTTCTACGAAAATCAGTAGCAGTACGATTTATAAGAAATATTGGTTTATTTTGGGTTCTCATTCGTCGACAACGTTCAAACATACCTTCAATATTTGTTACCTTACTAACATCCCAACCATTTAGCGGTTGATTAAAATTTTTACAATTCATAAACATCTTATTCATATTAGTTACATTACTGACATTCCAATCATTTAATGGTTCATTAAAATCTTCTCGACCAGCAAACAATTCACTCATATCCGTTACTTCATGAACGTCCCATTCACCAATCTGTTTATTCTTTAAATCCCATGGTAATTTGTCTTTATTTTCTATATAATATTTTACGTATTTTTTTATATTATCATTGTTAATTCGTGTTCGTATCCTAAATACACTATTTAAGGTTTTTCTCATAATATATATTAAGATTTTTATTAATACATAATATTCTTTACTTCGTTTCTTACTACTTCGTTTTACAGTACTTCGTTTTACATTTTTCTTGTCTTTCTTTTGGTAGTTCTTCGTTTCATAGTTTTTCTTTTATTTATTCTTCTTTTCATAGTTCTTTGTTTTATCGTTTTTCTCGCTTTCTTAGTTCTTCTTCTGCCTCCCTTATTAGTATACGTAAAGGCATCATCATCATACTCCGTATGATCCGCCCATGTTTTTATTGCTTCATCTATCATTACTTCTTGACCAGGTAATTTTTTTAATAAATATTGTCTCAAATTTGCTTTTCTTTTGGCTGGTTCGCTTGGAAAAGGTTCTTCACTTGAACTACTGGAACCAGTTGAATAACCGGGTGAATGTAATTTAAACCAATCTAATATATAATCTTGAAGACCTGTAATTAAAGGAATAATTGTACTACAATCATTATTGTCTTGAGCAGCAGTGCAAGCAGGAATTAAAGAAAATACGAATCTTTCTATTGCTCCCTTTACACATGTCATTCCATTAGCACCTTCATATGCTTCTTGGCAATCCTTAATAAAAGTATCAACATATGTTTTTTTAAATATAGGTGATTGTGGTTTCACATAATTCAAACTATAAAAAATAGAATTTTTTACATCAGAATCTAAATTATAGTAATTAAAACCATTTAATCTTTGATTCATAATTTTTTGAAGACCATTTCGTTGTTCTGTTGTTGTTTTTTCTGATTCATTAATTTCATTAATGAATGTGTTTATTGTCTCTTTAATGTAATTAGGATAATTTAAAATATTAGGTATTACTGGGTTGCCTGTTTTTTCGGATAAAAATGCATTTAATTTATCGTATTTAATTTTTGTTGCTTCCTTATGAATTTGTTGTGCGTCAACTATTGGACCTTGTGTTACTATTGGTTCTTGTGTTACTGTTGGAACTCTTAGTGGGATTGTTGGTCTATTTGTTTCCAACATTCTACGAGAAGTGAACATTTCAAATGTATTTGCTTCAGGATTAATGGTCCAACTATTTAACGGTTGATTAAACTCTGCACAATATTTAAACATCTCACTCATATCTAAAACATTACTAACGTTCCACCTATCTAACGCTTGATTAAAATCCCAGCAATTCATAAACATTCTATACATATTTGTTACATTACTAACATTCCAATTATTTAAAGGACTATTAAAATTATGACAATTCATAAACATTCTATCCATATTAGTTACGTTACTGACATTCCAATCATTTAAGGCTTCATTAAATGTATAACGGCTATCAAACAATCTATTCATATCCGTTACTCTACTAACGTCCCATTCACCAATCTGTTTATTCTTTAAATCCCATGGTAATTTGTCTTTATTTTCTATATAATATTTTACGTATTTTTTTATATTATCATTGTTAATTGACGTTCGTATCCTAAATACACTATTTAAGGTTTTTCTCATAATATATATTAAGATTTTTATTAATACATATTATCATTTTCTTCGTTTTCTAGTTCTTCGTTTTACATTTTTCTTGTCTTTCTTTTATTGGTCTTTCTTTTGGTAGTTCTTCGTTTCATAGTTTTTCTGTTATTGGATTTTCTTCGTTTCATTGTTTTTCTTCGTTTATTTGGTCTTCTTCTATTTGTTCTTCTTTTCATCGTTTTTCTTCTTCTGCCTCCCTTATTCTTAAATGTGAAAGCATCATCATCGTAACCCATTTCATCCGCCCATTTTTGTATTGCTTCATTTATCATTTCTTCTTGACCTGGAAATTTTTTTAATAAATATTGTCTCAAATTTTCTCTTCTACCATCTTCATCAGTTGGAAAAGGTTCTTCGCTTGAACTACTGGAACCGGTTGAATAACCAGGTGAATGTAATTTATACCAATCTAATATATATTCTTCAAGACCTGTAATTAAAGGAATAATTGTGCTACAATCATTATTGTCTTGAGACGCAACGCAAGCAGGAAGTAAAGAAAATACGCATCTTTCTACTACTCCCTTTACACAACTCATTCCATCATCTCCTTCGTGTGCCTGAAGGCAATCCTTAATAAAAGTATCGACATATGTTTTTTTAAATATAGGAGATTGTGATTTCACATAATTCAAACAATAAAAAATAGAATTTCTTACATCAGAATTTACATTATTGTAATTTAAATTATTGTAATTAAAATTATTTAATCTTTCATTCATAATTACTTGAAGACCATTTCGTTGTTCTGCTTTTTTTTGTTCTGACTCATCACTTTCATTAATGAATGTATTTATTGTCTCTTTAATGTAATTCGGATAATTTAAATCGTCAAGATTAATCGATTTTTCATACAAAAATTTATTTAATTTATTGTATTTAATTTTTGTTGCTTCTATATGAATTTGATGTGCGTCAACCTGTATTGGTCGTTGAATTTCTGGTTTATTATTTTCACTTATTATACAATCCTCGAACATGTTTGATGTATTTGCTTGAGGATTAATGGTCCACGCATTTAATGGTTGATCAAAACTTTCACAAGCTCCAAACATAAAGCTCATATCAGTTACATTGCTAACATTCCAATCATTTAATGGTTTATTAAATTTTATAGCATTGTAAAACATAAAGTTCATATCAGTCACATTACTAACATTCCAATTGTTTAACTCTTGATCAAAATTTTCACAATAGGCAAACATAGATGCCATTTTAGTTACACTAATAACATTCCAAGTTCTATTTAAGTATTCGTTAAAAAATGATTGGTTAAAATTTGTACAACCTTCAAACATATAGCTCATATCATCTACATTTCTAACATCCCATTTATTTAATGATTGATTAAAAGCAGTGCAACTGTCAAACATAGATGCCATAATAATTACATTACTGACATTCCAGTCATTTAATGCTTCATTAAATTTAGTACGTCCTTGAAACAAACCATTCATATCTGTTACTCCGCTTACATTCCATTGACCGATTTCGATATTTCGTAAATTCTCAGGTAGATTATTTTTATTTGTTAAATAAGTATTTACTAAATCCTTTATATTGTCATTTGTTATTACAGTTGACATTTATGTATTTATATATACATACATAAAATTATTCCATATTTGTTTCCGTTTGTTTACTTCTGCCCTGTGTTGTATTGACAGGTTTCAAAAACATATCCCGTGCTGTAATATCATTTACATAACTTGTTTGTGAAAATGGATTAACCCCGCGTTGCGAAATCAGTTCTCTATCGGCCAATTTAGTATCTAATTCTTCTCTCATCGAATCTTCTCTCATCATTTCATTTTTCATGGAGTTTGGATTCATTGTAAAAAAAATATCATCGTCTAAAGATGTTTGGATTGCGTCTTTACAAGAATTGTCTTTCGAAGTTGGTTGTTGTCTAATACTTTTATTATATGGTTCACCATTGCTCCATTTCCAATAATTCATTATTAATATTATATTTTTTAAAATAATGAGTATATAAACTTATATTCCTTCGCGCGTAATTACTAAATTCTTGGTAAACATAAATGCATCTTTGTTAGTTCTTCTTCTGTGTAAATTACAATCTAAACAAGCAACTACAAGGTTGCCTACATTGTGACCAATATCGTTATTGATTCTATCTAACGACCATTGTTTCATTTCTCTAACAATCTCATATAATATATAAATTTCTTGGGAGCAATAGTGGCATTTCATTTCACAATTATTTAAAAGCTTAATAACATCATCAAACTGAATGAATTTGCTTTCATCCAATTTTTTCTTTAAAATGTCTTGATGTTTGTAACCGTTAATTTTTTGTTTTATATGTGTGATTATGAATGATTTATACTTATTTTTTTCTGCAGAATTATCTAATATACTTTTTATAGTGTTTATTTGGGTAATGTGTGATAATTCATCATCATTTAGACCCCAAGATTTTGTTTCTACACGCATTTTTTTCTCTTTTTCATAAGTTATTTGTTTATTTTTTTTATTATTTTTTTCAGTAGTTTCATCAATAATAATTATTTTTTTAGTTTCTTTTCCGTTACCGTTACTTTCATTATAATCCATGTATATTTGTAAGATATAAATATAATATAATACAAACCAATATAGAAATTATTTACAATATAAATGTTTTTAATTATATTATATAAAAAACTGAGTTAAACTTAATTCGACATAATATAATATAAATGAACAGTAACGAAACAAAATACAAATCCACATTAATAAATAGTGTTTCATGGACAGAACAAAAATCGTCATGGACAGAACAAAAATCGTCATCGAATGATTTGGAAAATTTAGATAAATTTCTTGAAAACGAAAAAAATAATAATTTAAATGAGCCTTGGGGGAAATTGGATAAAACTGCCAAAATAAAGAAATTAATTTTATTCGCAAAAACATATTCAATTGACAATAATTTTACACCAGACGAGTGTCAAAGTATGATTGATTTTTTTAAGGATTGTTTAGATAGGAAAAAATTGCAAAGAGTTAAAGACGTGACATATAATAAAGAAACAGGTGAAATTACACACATTGGTGCATTACACTATAATAAATCTACAAATCATTTTACTTTAAAGAATGTAGATAAACGTGTTTCTACAGTAAGAGGATTAGCACCTAAGAAAAAACAGGGGACTATAAAACACATTATTGATTCTGACTCTGAAAAGGAATAAGAAAAGGAAAAGGAATAAGAATAAAAATAAAAATAAAAAATTGAATAAAAATACCCCTTTTATTTTTATTCAACCACGAATAAACAACATTATAAAAATAATATAAAAATAGTTTACGATATTATAAATATGAATGAATTAATTGATATAACAGATAAAATTATACCAGAAACCAACAATTTCTTTAATGATGATGAAGCATTGGAACTATATCAAACATGTCTCCATATAATGGAAGAATTTATTGGCGAAAACCTACATTCTATGTCTGAACCAGATTTTGATGAAATATTTGATGAAAATATTAAAGAATTATTAGATTCTCAATTTGAATCGGATATATTCTTTAATGAAGATGCAGAAGAAGAATTAGAAGAAATCGTTGAAAGGGCAAAAAACGACTTATTCAAGGATACATTGCCTCCGCGTTCATATTCAGATACCATTATTTTGAAACAACCTGATATTATATATGTAAATAAACAATTAAAAATTTTAAGAAATATTTTGCAACCAGAACAAAGAACAAAAGAATGGTATGAGTTTCGACATAATTTAATTACGGCGTCAAATGCATATAAGGCTTTTGAAAATCTAACCACCCAAAATCAATTAATATATGAAAAATGTCAACCGCTAAATCAAACATTATATATTGACGGAGACCAATCGTCTGACGAAGAAAAAGAAATAAAAAAAGTAGTTATGGTGAATACAAACACAACATTACATTGGGGTCAAAAGTACGAACCTTTATCTGTTAAATATTACGAGTATACATATGGAACAAAAATAGAAGAATTCGGTTGTATCCAACATGATACATATAAGTTTTTAGGTGCTTCACCAGACGGTATTAATGTAGACCTCAAATCGGACCGTTATGGGAGAATGTTAGAAATTAAAAATATTGTGAATCGTGAAATCGATGGAATTCCCAAGAAAGAATATTGGATCCAAATGCAACTGCAGATGGAGGTGTGTAAATTAAATGAATGCGACTTTTTAGAAACAAAATTTACAGAATATGCCGATTACGAAGAGTTCGTTAAGGATTCAAATGAATTAGACCATGAAGATGAAGACGGAAATGTATTTACAAACGTTTGTATTTCAAAGGATGACAAAATGAAAGGAGAAATTATATATTTCCATACAAAAGAGGGTAAACCATTTTATGCTTATAAATCATTATATTATTCACATCCAGATAATATTACAAAATGGGAAGATGAATGCCTAACGTTATTTCAATCTCCAAAATATGGTTACACATTTATGAAATTTATTTATTGGAAATTAGAAATAGTCAGTTGCGTATTGGTTTGCCGAAACCAACAATGGTTTGAAAACAGTGTTCCAGAATTACAGGCTCTATGGGCAACGGTGGAAAAAGAAAGAAAAACTGGTTTCGAACACAGAGCACCGAATCGTAAACAAAAGAAAATAACGGATTATAATGTTGAGCCTGAACAAACCGGATGTTTATTGAAATTTAATAAAAATGTGCCAACATTAAATATTGTGAAATTAGATATTTAATTTAAAACAACTTAAAGAAATAATATTATTATATATTGGGGGAGTAAGTATTTAATACCGCATGTATTAAATAAAGGTAAGTATTTTTTGCTTTTTTAGCTCAGTCGGTAGAGCATTCGGCTGTTAACCGAAAGGTCATAGGTTCAATCCCTATAAAAAGCGTTTCAATTATATGAAATCATTTCATTTTATATAATTATTTAGAACTTTTTTCTACAAGTATATTATAAATGGCTAATAGCTCTATATCATTGTGTAGACGTAAACGTGTCAAACCGAATAAATGCACTGGGGTACGTGGTTGTAAAATAGCACGTGGAACCAAGCGCACTTTTTGCCGTAAGATAAGAAATAAAAATAGAAATACTACGCGCAAAAAACGTTAACTATTAAAATAACAATTTAAAAACTTAAATTATTATTATTTATGATACTTGCTGAAACTAAAAATATTTATACATCTACCAACAAAAAGGGTAGAAAAAGTAAACAAGATAAGGATAACGACAAATTAGAACACAGCAAATATATGACATACATAGACGAAATAAAGACACAAAGTGTGTTTTATATTTCTACCGTATCAATTCTACCTTGGTTATCATTATTAAATTGTATAAAAAACACCTTTAAAACAATTTCGCTAGAAATTGATTCTGGTGGTATAAAATTAATAGGATGGAAATGGAATGATTCGGGAACGAAAGACAGTATGGATGCAATTCGTGTATTTGGTTTCTTAAATAATCCTGAAACCTATATAATTAAATATGATTCTTCTTCATATTATTTTGCTCATATTTATGAATGTAGTGTCGATAAAATATACATAAATTTAGATACAACTGTGTTACACACTATATCCCAATATTTAACAAACGAGAGTACTTTATATTTGTTTATTTATAAAACGGATTATAACGATGTTCATGAAGCAAGTGCTATTAACGTTCATATTAATAATGCAACCACTTATACAGAATTTAAAATTCAGGGCATACAGATAGAAACAAAAGAAGACATAAATGTATAAAAATTATATAAAATATAAATATATTATATGAGCAAAACTATAAGTAAAAGGGTTTCCAAAAATAAAACATATAAATTAAAATCGAATCCCTGTAAAATAAATTACATCCCTTTTTCAGATAAGGACATTAAAGCGGAGATTGATGTTAGTGCGATTAAACACAACCTCGAATATTTAAAGAAAAAAAGTGGCACCGAATTAATGCCTATTTTAAAAGCCGATGCTTACGGTCATGGATTAGTCGATATGGCTAAAATATTAAGAAAAATGGGTATAAAACATATTGGAGTCGCTACATTGGGTGAAGCAATATTATTACGCAAAAGCGGAGATAAAGGCAGAGTGTTAGGCTGGTTATACGACATAAACGGTCCTGAACTTATTGATGCGTTTAATATGAACATTGATGTAGCAATTATCGACGATAAAACCATACCACAATTTATCAGCCTAATACCCAAAAATAAAAAAATAAAAGTTACCATGTTTGTAGATACCGGTATAAACAGAGCAGGCATTTCATACGACAAAGCTATACAAGCATTTAAAGATGTTGCAAGTTGTGACAAAATAGAATTAGTAGGAATGATGTCCCATTTAATATGTTCTGGAATAAAAAATAGTCCAATCGTAAATGAACAATTACGTAAATTTAGAGAATTAAGAAAAAACTTGGAGGAAATTGGTATTAAACCACCATTAGTTCATATTGCCAATACAGGCGCTTGTATGAATTATGATGTGTCGGATTTTACGTTGGCAAGACCTGGAACTGGTATGTATGGCATAACCGCTGATTTTAAACCTAGTAAACATTTACAGTTACCGATGTCCGTTAAATCGTATATAATACAAACAAAAGAAGTAGGAAAGGGTGAAGGAATTGGTTATGATTGGAGATTTACAACCCCCAGAAAAATGAAAGTATGTATTTTGCCAATCGGTTACGCTGATATACTTCCCAGAAATACGTCTTTAAAGCTACACGTGTATATAAATGGAACAAAAAGAAAAGTATTAGGGTTAATTAGTATGGACCAAATTGTGGTAGAATCGAAAGAGAAAGATAAAATAAGTGATGAAGCATATATTTTTGGAAATGGAAAAAATTGCCCTCAAACGGTATATGACTTGAGCAAATTGGCTAAAACCATTCCTATAGAAATTCTAACGCATACTGGTTACAGAATTAATCGAACATATGTAAATATGCCAAAACAAGGGTTACAATAAAATGATTTACAATAAATGATTTACAAAACATATTTTAGATATCTTTTTATACGAGTACAACATTCAAATTCCTCTGTTTCACACAACGGCCATAATTCATCAATTATTTCTAACAATAAGCGTTTCTGTTTTTGTAAATCGATATTACGGTTTCTAATCATAATAATTATAGTTACATATTTGTTGAATACAACAGGTGTAAGACGTAGTTCATTATTATAGTCTCTCCAAATAATTCTAAAATCATCAAGGTCATCATAAATTGACATTTTTATTTAAATTATATATAAAAAATTATTATATAATTTAACAATTCAATTTTAAATTATATACTCGTTATTGGTATTATTTTCTTGATTTCCTAATATAAAATATTTTCATTCGTTGGAATAGAATAAAACAACTTATTGGGTTCTGATCTAAAATAACCAACACGTGCTCCTTCTCCTTCTTCTGCTTGTGGTAAAGGATGAACCTCGTTTGTCTTATTTTTTATATCTTTATATAATGCACCACAAAAATCTGCAGGGGTACAAGTACCGTTGTCTGGATTTTTCGGGTAACGTATATTATTTGTTATTTGTTTAAAGGATGCCAAGGGTAAAACTGGATAATTCCGCCAAACATCACTATAATCATCATTCGATGTTTCGTTTTTTCCGATTAATGGATAATCATCTAATATCGCTTGGTCTACTGATACTGGATATATTCCTTCAGTTCTTCGTAAACTGGCAAAATAGTTTGATTTAAATCCTTCTATCGATTTTATAAAAGGAGCTAAAATTATACCCAATACTAATATAACTATTAAAAATATTAAGGTGTTTATAAAAGTTTTCATTATATATTATATCTTTATAAAAAGTCAATGAAATGTTAATATTATTTTGTAATAATTGACTTAAAATTAATACATTATTAATTATAAATGGAAACAGTTGATATGCGTGTAACTAAGAGAGACGGACAATTAGAAGAAATTGCATTTGATAAGATTTTGAATAGAATTAAAAAACTTGGTCAAGAAGCTGGTGTACATATTAATTATCAACAACTCGTAATTAAAGTTATAGAACAATTATATGATTTAATACCTACTACCAAAATCGACGAACTTGCTGCAGAACAGTGCGCCTCTTTATCTACACTTAATCCAGATTATGGAACTATTGCCTCCAGAATTGTTGTTTCTAATCACCAGAAAAATACAGACAATAATTTTGTTAGTGTAATGAGCGACTTATACCATTTTACCGATATTCATGGAAATCATTTCCCCCTCATATCTAAAACATTATGGGATTTTATAAGCTCATTTAAATCCGAAATTAACGAAATGATTGATTATAATCGCGATTATTTAATCGACTATTTTGGCTTCAAAACATTAGAAAGGTCTTATCTAATGAAAAATAAAGATAAAATTGTTGAGCGCCCACAACACATGTGGATGCGTGTAGCTATTGGTATTCATGGCGACCTAAATTTCGGTTCTAAGCAATTACATCTTATTAAAGAAACTTATGACCTAATGTCCCAAAAATACTTCACTCATGCCACTCCTACATTGTTTAATGCCGGAACACCACGCCCACAATTATCAAGCTGTTATTTACTTGCAATGGAAGACGACAGTATTGACGGCATTTATAACACTTTGAAAGACTGTGCATTAATTTCTAAATATTCCGGCGGTATTGGTCTACACATACACAACGTTAGGGCAAAAGGTTCTCACATTAAAGGCACCAACGGAGTCACTGATGGAATCGTACCCATGTTACGCGTTTTCAATAATACGGCGCGTTACGTAAACCAATGTGGCAAACGTAACGGTTCATTCGCTATCTATTTGGAACCCTGGCATGCCGATATTTTGGATTTCTTAGAACTAAAGAAGAATCACGGTGACGAAGAATTAAAGGCTCGTGATCTTTTTTATGCTCTTTGGATTTCTGACCTATTTATGAAACGCGTTAAAGAGAAGAACGGTAAATGGTCTTTGTTCTGTCCGAATGAATGCCCTGGATTAAGCGACTGTTACGGCGACGAATTTGTTACCCTTTATGAAAAATATGAACAAGAAGGGAAAGCAAGGAAGACGATTGATGCACGTGATTTATGGTTTGCTATTTTAGACGCACAAATGGAAACAGGGACACCCTACCTTTTATATAAGGATACTATAAATAGAAAATCCAATCAAAAAAATTTAGGTGTCATTAAGAGCTCAAATTTATGCTGTGAAATTACTGAATACTCAGATGCAAAAGAGACCGCTGTATGTAATTTGGCTTCCATTGCTTTACCTGCATTTATAAACGAAACTACAAAACAGTTTGATTATGTAAAACTTCATCAGGTAACAAAGGTGGTAACCAATAATTTAAATAGAGTTATCGATATTAATTTTTATCCAACGGATAAAACGAAATTAAGTAATTTACGTCATCGCCCGATAGGAATCGGTATTCAAGGGTTAGCCGATGCATTTATTATGATGGATATTCCGTTTTGTTCTGAACAAGCAAAGGAAATTAATAAGAATATTTTTGAAACGATTTATCACGCTGCATTAGAGAAAAGCAATGAAATTGCGATTGAACGAACGAAGCATTTAAAATCGTTAATGAATGGTCCAAGGTCAGAATTATTAGAAACAGTAGATAAATATGAGTATAGCATTTTAAAACGCGAAAATAAGAATTTATTAGGTGCATATAGTTCATTTGAAGGTTCGCCTTCTTCACAGGGTATATTACAGTTTGATATGTGGAATGTTTCTCCAAGTGATCGTTATGATTGGACCAAACTTAAAGACAGCATTCGCGCCTTTGGACTAAGAAATTCTTTGTTAGTTGCTCCTATGCCGACAGCATCTACATCGCAAATTCTGGGTTACAACGAATGTTTTGAACCATTGACCAGCAATATTTATTCGAGAAGAACCTTGGCAGGTGAATTTGTAGTTGTTAATAAATATTTAATGAAAGAACTAATAGAGTTAGGGTTATGGAACGAACAAATTAAAAATAACATTATAGCGAACAAGGGGTCTGTTCAGCAATTAACGATTATTCCGGAACATATACGTGAAAAATATAAAATTGTTTGGGAAATCCCGATGAAACACTTAATCGATATGGCGGTAGATAGAGGTGCGTTTATTTGTCAAAGCCAAAGTTTAAATTTATGGATGGAAGACCCGGTTTACAACAAACTAACATCGATGCATTTCTATGCTTGGGAAAAGGGATTAAAAACAGGTATATATTATTTGAGACGAAAGGCAAAACACCAAGCACAGCAATTTACGATTCAACCGGAAGAAAAGGAACAAATAGAACAAAAAGAAGAAATTTGTGAGATGTGTAGTGCATAGAAATTATTTTATAAAACAACCAATTAATATATTAGTCTATATATAATATATGAATTACGAAGATGATTTAACAGATGTTTTTGATACCCCTGTACAAAATTCCGCCATACAATTTCCTGATGTTCCTACAAGTATACCGCTTATATTACCGTCTATTCCGGAACAAACAAATTCACAATATAATATTCAACGCGAGAATGCATTTAACGAGTATGTGAAAACTTTACATGAACTTGTTGTTATTTTTGACAGAACACCTTGTCCTAAAAGTAGAACTACAGCTGATAAACTTAAATATTTAACCAGCCTTATTAAAAACATAAAAGCAATTGATAATATGTCACGTAAAGGAGGGAAAAAAAGGAAATCTATAAAAAAGAAATCACGAAAAACTAAGAAGAATTATTTATAAATCTCATTTCAAAATGGGCGTTTGAAATAAGAAAGGGTGTAAAAAAATGTTTTAAAAGTATAGTAATGCTAAACTAAAAATATGTATTAATTATATATATTTTATATATATATATTATATATATTTTATATAATATATATTATATATAATGGAAATAAAATCTATTTTTTGGATATTGTTTGGAGCATTAGTTAGTGCTATTCCTGTAACTCTTATAAAATTATACACAGAAACAAAACAAATATTTTTACTTTTTTTAAGTGTTATATGTTATCTTTTAGTGTTAGTTAGTTATGTACATGTTTTTGAAAAAGGTGATATTATTACTTTTTATATTATAATGAAAATATTATCAGATATCTTAGTGATTTTATCTGGTATTTTATTTTTCAGTGAAAAATTAAGTATCAAAAAGAGTTTTGGAATATTATTAGCTATATTATCAGTATATTTACTTTCAAGTTAAAATGTAAAATACTATACAATTTATTTTATAAATATATATTAGTGATGTATAATTATACAGAAAGATACGATGAGGTTGATTTAGAAAATCTTCCTCAAAGAGAAAGGAGAGAAACCATGATAATTGAAGATCCGGAAAAAGGATTACTTACGTCCTTAGAAAACATGCCTATGCTTAAAACTAGTTCTGTGGGCGCTCAAAATCAGAAAAAAGAAGGAACTTGCTACGCATATGTAGCAGCTAGATTAATTACAAGATTAATTACGCAAAAATTTCCAGATGATTTTGAAGTGAATGACGAAGAATTCGGTTTGCTTTGGGACGGAAAAAATGGAGAATTTGAGGATAATTGTTATTTAGATAAAAGTATAAATTTAAACAAAGTTAGAGATATGCTTACTATAAATAAATGTAGCATTACTAAACGATATAATCAAATGCTTCTATTTTGTTATACATTATTTACCATTAAAATAAAATTTGGATGTAATGGTTTTAACTTGGAGGAAACTCTGCTTCATTTTGAAAAAAATATAAGAAAGTTTTATGATGTAAACGTTTTTTCTCCTGAACTAGATACATTCGCATTTGAAAAATTTATTAGACCATTAATAATTTTCAATTATCCTAAAAAAAATTTTGAAGTTAAATCGGTTTTTTATAATTTAAATAACAATAGTCCTCAAAGAAACTGGATTTTAAATTTTCCTGAACCTGCTAAAAGAGCATTAGAAAATAAAATGTACGTTTCGTTTCGTTTTTCTATGCCTGAAAACCAGTGGAAAACAATAAGTGTCAATAATATTTACGATTCTGATCCAATAATAAGGGATACATCATGTATTTATCCTATAACAAGCCATGTGGTGACAATTACGAAATGGGAGCAAGAGGAACCTGGTATGCCCGCTTATGTAACTATGATAAATTCTTGGGGAGCAAACTGGGGAGAAGGCGGTTTTATTAGAATATCTTCTGAAAATTACTATAAATTTTTGATGACTCCTTTTTGTGAAAAAGACTTTGATTTTAATGGAAACATGGTGGATCCGGAAAATATGGAAACGACTGAAAAAATGATAGAACCAGCAAATGTCGGCTATCGCGGTATGCAATTTACGTATTTTAAAGTTGCTAATGACAAACCATTTGTAACATATAAAACGGAGCCAGCATTACTACGTAGCACATTGGATACAAGAGTTTCAAACCCCTTAGGTGGTAAATCTAAAAAATCTAAAAAATCTAAAAAATCTAAAAAAAGGAAAACTAAAAAAAGGAAAACTATGAAAAGGTTATGATATTATAAATATATATTTTATAAATATATATATTAGTGATGGACACCGAAAATTACGATGAGGTTGATTTAGAAAATCTTCCTCAAAGAGAAAGAACTAAAACAATGAAAATTGAAGACCCTGTGTCAGGAATACTATCATCTAGTAAAAATATGATAATAAATAGAAGTTCTATTGGTGCTCAAGATCAAGGAAAAGAAGGTACTTGTTACGCATATGTAGGTGCCACATTAATTACAAGATATATTACACAAAAATTTCCAGATAAATTTAAAATCAGCGAACATGAAGCAAATGCGCTTTATCACGGTAAACGCACAGGAACCTGTTTTTTAATAAATACTAGTAGTGTAGAATTCGTTAAACATGTACTCACTTACTACAAATGTCGTAATAATAAACGTTATAATTATATGCTTCTATTTTATTATATATTATTTAGCATAAAAAATAAATTTGGTTGTAGTGGTGGCAAAATGATTACAGTTTTAGAAGCGTTTTTTAATAGTAACACATTATTTGACTTGAACGCTCTTTCCCCAAAATTAGACATAATGGCTTTTAATAAGTTTATTAAACCGTTCATGGATTTTAGAAAGTTTAATGAACTTCAATATAGGGTTGTAGAAGAGTATTACGATTTAAATCAAAATAATCCACAAAGAAATTGGATTTTAAATTTTCCTGAGGGAGCAAAAAGAGCTTTGGAAAATAACATGTATGTTGCATTTTCTTTTTGTTTATCTAAAAACCAGTGGGAAACAATTAATACAGAAAATATTTACGATTCTAATCCAATAATAAAGGATACATCGTGCATTCTTCCAATATCATGCCATGGGATGGTAATTACAAAATGGGAACAAGAGGCACCTGGCATGCCCGCATATATTACTATTTTAAACTCTTGGGGAACAGAATGGGGTATAGACGGGTTTATTAGAATATCTTCTGAAAATTACTATAAATTTGTAATGAATCCTTTTTGTAAAAAAGAATTTAATTCAAATGGCATTTTGAATAAGATACCCGAAACAGAAACATATTTTAGTATGAGTTTTACATATATTGAAGTTGCAGATGACAAACCATATGTAACACAAAATCCTAACTTCTTATCTCGAGTTATGTCCAAATTACCATTCTCAAGAGGTGGTAAATCTAAAAAAAGGAAATCTAAAAAAAGGAAATCTAAAAAAAGGAAAACTAGAAAACGTTACTAAACCTAATACTCTTTACATATGCCAAACGTGCGACGATGCCATTTTGTAATTCCATATTGTTTTATTCCATCCATGTGTTTTTTTGAGCCATAACCTTTATTACTATCTATCGCATATCTTTCTACTAATTCTGGATTTTGTATACACAACTCTTCGATGTATCTGTCTCTTTCTACTTTAGCCAATATAGACGCCGCTGCTATTGCCGTATATTTATTATCCCCTCCCTCTATCATCTCATACCTAAGTTTTTCTAATTTAGTTTTACTCTTATTTAGCGTCATGTATGGTTTAAAATAATTACCGTCTACTAATAATAATGTATTATCTGTATTCGCTTCTGGCTTCGCCTTTAATATAGATTTTATGCCCTTATGCATTGCTAATTGGGTTGCTTGTAAAATATTTACTTCATCAATTTTGGTCTCATCTTCGTATTCAACTGCCCAAGCAATAGCATTTGCCTTAATATATTCAGCTGCCTCTTCTAACTTCTTTTTATTGTGAAACTTTTTGCTGTCTTTCATTAAAGAATGGTTAAAACTGTCATCTTTAGGTAAAATTACTACACCAGCATACACTCTACCGAACATTGGACCTCTTCCGGCTTCATCTATACCCATTTCGATTACATTCACATCTTCGTTAAAGAACCATTTTAAGGGCTGTTGCACATTCCTTTTCCTTTTTTCTTTTTTAACCGCTTCTTCTAATACTTCTTCTGATACTTCTACTAATATTACTTCTTCTTTAACCTTTTCTTTTTTAACTCTTACTTTTTTAACTACTTTTTTTACTTCTAAAACTTCTTTATCAGAATCGTCGTCATCAATGATTACAGCACTTACCCAATCTTTATTTTTATTCATAATTATACTTGTATGTGTATTTTTAGCCATTGTTAATAATATACAATATAAATCAATTTTTTAACCATAATTTCAATAATCTTTTTTCACAATATAATTTATACAATGCATGGCGAATTATTAATGTTGTTTGTAATTTTATTATTAGGATTAATTTTATGCTCCTTTTTAGGAGGAAAAGGATGTCAAGAAGGCATGACCAACAGTTCTTATACTGGCCCTAACGGCTCAACTGCTCAAGTCCAAACTGACTCAAGTGGTACAAACAGTTTGGTAATTACTAATAGCGACGGCACCACTTCTACTTATAATCCATCTGTACTTTCTTCTAATACGTATACCGGCCCTAATGAAGGGACTGCGCAAATCACTACTGGAAGCAATGGTAACAATGTAGTACAAGTTACTCAAAAAGACGGAACTGTTCACACATATACATTAAGTGCAAATTCAAATTCTAATTCTTCTTCTACAACTTCTTCTACTTCTTCTCCTTCTACAACTTCTTCTACAACTTCTTCTACTCCTTCTACTACTACAACTTCTTCTAATAATTACGATAATTATAACCATTATTCAGGCAGTTCAATGCCCAGTATATTTTATGGCCCTAATGGTGGAACCGCTAAGGTTATTAACACTCCCAACAATAATTCTATCGTAATAACTAACAAAAATGGTACTACTGAAATATATTATATTAATAATAATACATCAAGTGCAACAGCTACAACTTATTATGGTCCTAATGGAGGCTCTGCTAAAATTATTACAGGTAGTGATGGTAAGACAGCCGTTCAAATTACTTCTCCAAGCGGTTCCATAGTTGTCTATACAGGCACAAATGCTTATACTTATAATAGTCAAGATGATACTATAAATCAATATTCTTCTGATTCTAACACTACTGGTTCCGATTATAATAGTGCATTTAGTGCGAACTCTTATACTGGGCCTAATGGCGGCCAAGCTACTACTGTTAGTGGACCATCTGGTAACACTTATTCCACATACGATTCATCTGCTTATAGTAACTCTCTTCCACAAGGAATACCTAAAAGTCAAATCCCTTCGGGAGACGAAGATCTTTATATATTGAAGTCTCAAGTGGTTCCACCTGTGTGCCCTAAATGCCCTACCCCAATAATTCAATCTTCCAATAGTAGCAGTAGTAGCAGTAGCGGAGGAAGTAGTAGCAGTAGTGGAGGAAGTGGCAGTAGCGGCAGTAGCGATAACACTAAGTGCCCTCCTTGCCCTCCTTGCTCCAGATGTCCTGAACCTGCATTCGATTGCAAAAAAGTACCTAATTATGGCGCGTTTAACCCTTCTTACATGCCAATGCCTGTTGTAAGTGACTTTTCTACATTTGGTATGTAAACATGGATTTAAAATAGTAATTTATTTCCTTATTATATATTATATGTTTCCTTATTTCTTTGGTTCTTATTGCATTGGAGTATGTATAGGGATACAAATTGGAAAAGAGAGTGTAATAAGTAATACATCATATTATCATACAGAAAAAATAAAACATTTAGAACAAAAAATAAAAGAGTATGAACGTTTGTTTGGCAAAATGGAGTAGTGTTTTCGTGCATTTACACTTTTTAACATTTACTATGCTTCACTGAAACACCGATTTATATAGAATAAAATATAATTATATTCTATGAAAAATAATACAAAAAAAATAAATAAAACCAACAAAAATAAAACCAACAAAAATAAAACGAAAAAACAATTTTTGTATAATCCTAAAAATCCTAAAAAATCATTCGATGTATATATTGATAAAAATCCAAAAGATACAATACATATAAAATATACAACCTTAGAAGATGTTAAAAATACTATTGAAAAATTAGAAAATTTATACAAAAATAAAAAATATACACATAAACGTATATGGCAAGTAGGAATGATTTTAAAAGTTCGGTTACACGTATTACAACGTACAAAACCAAAACAATATGCTTTAGCAAATAAATATTTTAAATTTTTAGGAAAAAGAACAGAATTGAGTGAAACAGACAGATACATTATTTCATTTGAATATTAAATAACAACGGCTTTTTAAGTGTAAAAAGGTGTAAAAACTTAGGAACAATGATTTAAAAAAAATATATTATATAATAGTATAAATATGAATTTATGTATACTATTATTTCTATTCAAATATGTATTTTCATCCACAAATGATGATTCTTATAATACATATTATGGGTCAAACGATGACATTATAATTGAACCTAATGATGATTTCTTTTATACACATAACGTTCTAAATATGAACTATTTAAGGCGCCGGGCTATAGCATGTAATTCAGCAACTACAAACAAACTTGTTGATTGGACGGGTATATATACGAGTCAAGTAAAAAACGCTGGGTTTTGTTTGGGAGCTGGTTGGGCGTTTGCTGCAGTAGATCAAGTAGAGAGTGATACTGTTCGTATCCATGGAACCGGATATAAGTATGTATTGTCTCCGCAACAATTATTAGACTGTGTCGCATATAATAATGGATGCAGTGGTGGTAAAATTGAACGCGCATATGATTATTTATTGACAAACGGACTCGAACAATCGAACAATTATCCATATGGGTCTTTTATGGGGATAACACAAAGATGTAATACAGTAACTAATTTAGCGGTAACAAAAGTGTCCGGATATTATAATTTTTTAACAGGAAATGAGGGTTGTATGGCTCGATATGTACAAACAACTGGACCTTTAACAGTTTGTTTATCTACCAGTTTAAGTTGGTATACGTATACAGGTGGAATAATGACATTAAATAGCTGTCCAGCGACGTCAAATATAAATCATTGTCTTCAAGTGGTTGGAGTGTATCCGAATGTAAATGGTGGATATTGGAAATTAAAAAATAGTTTTGGAACGGGTTGGGGGGAACAAGGACATATACGTATAGCATATGGCTCGAATGTGTGTAATATTGTTTCTAATCCAATTCATACCGTAACGCAAGTGGATTTTTAAGGGATATTTTAAAAATTGAATTAAATATTATTATTTTATATTAAATAATAATAATTAAAAATGAGTAAGTGTGAACATGGAAAACGCAAATCAAAATGTAAAGATTGCGATGGAAGTGGTATTTGCGAGCATGGAAAAGATAAATCATTTTGTAAAGAATGTGGTGGCGTAGGGATTTGTATTCATGGAAAACGTAAATATTTCTGTAAAGAATGTGGTGGGAATGCCTTTTGTCAACATGGAATAATTAAATATCGGTGTAAAGAATGCGGAGGACAACAGCTTTGTCAACACAATATACACAAAAGATATTGTAAAGAATGTGGTGGAAATGTATATTGTGAACATGGACGACAAAAATATAGATGTAAAGAATGTAAGGGAAGTAATATATGTCTTCATGGAAAAGATAAATCATATTGTAAAGATTGTCATGGTTCTCAAATATGTGACCATAATATGAGAAAAACATATTGTAAAGAATGCGGTGGTGGAGCTATTTGTAAACATGATAAAATTCGTAGTTGTTGTAAAATATGCGATGGAAAATATTTATGTAAATCTTCTTGGTGTGAAACCATTGGTAATCCAAAGTATGAAGGGTATTGTCTTGCATGTTTTGTTAATAATCCAGAAAACCAAAATAAACCAAATGTCCGCAATTACAAAACAAAAGAAAAAGACGTAGTTGACAGAATTACACAAACATTTAAAAACGTTACTTGGATTGCAGATAAAAAGGTAAAAGATGGTTGTTCTCGTCGTCGTCCAGATTTATTGTTAGATATGGGTTCGCATATTATTATTGTTGAAATTGATGAGAATAAACATACTGATTATGATTGTAGTTGTGAACACAAACGATTAATGGAATTATCACAAGACCTACAGCATAGACCGATTGTATTTATTCGGTTTAATCCAGACGATTATACTAATCAAGACGGTATATTAGTAAAATCTTGTTGGAAGTTAAACAACTTAGGAGTTGTGCAAATTGCGAAAAATAAACAAAAAGAATGGGAAGAACGAATAGAAACTTTAAAACAACAAATACAATATTGGATAGATAACCCAACTGAAAAAACAGTAGAAATCATAGAGTTGTTTTATTAATATAGTAAAAAAGGTTTATTCTCTTGTCTTTATACATTTTTTATCTATTTGAATACTCTGCCCTTTCTCTTCCTGTGGCACAATATTTAAAATACATCTGGCCTTCTTACCATACAGTGGCTCCGTACATCCTTTCTCTTTTTCTTTTTTATCGATTTTAACAAAATTAGGATACACTTGTGGTTTACTGTCCGTACATCTCGACCTAAAATGTTCATACCTTTCTCTAACATCACAGTAAGACAAATTCGAAGTCTTTTTAAGCATTTTATTCACTAATTCATGTAAGTTGTAAATGTAACGCGAAAACGTATCGCGACTGGCCATATGATTCATGGTCAACGGCATCTGTTTTAGATTCGTCTTCAAATTTTTGCGACATGCTCCACAAGGCAATACATTTTGCAACGACAAAATATAATCTCTGTATTGTTTCTTTTGTTCAGCAGTTGGGTTTACTGGATAATTAAAACTAATGGTATGAAGCATATGCCATTGTACTGGACCCCAAATGGTAGTTAAAAACCCATCGCCAGAATAAAAATCCTTCTTTACAAATGTCCGATGTTTCTTTGTTTTATTACCAGATACACTTTTCTTACGAGTTTTAACCATTTATATTATAAGTATAAAAAATAAAATCTATTTATAATTTAATGACATCACATTCTTCTACAATGATTATTGAATACGCAAAATCAACACAAAACGTGTGTATGTGTTTAAGCGTAACAATATTCTTTATAATATTATTTATGATGACACCCCTTAATACATTCATTTTATCTTCTATTTTCGGAAAGGTGATAATTTTGACACTTTTAGGATACACATTGTATTATAATTTGTACAATACAAATAAATTTGCGAACACATTTAATATATCATTAACATCCGAATCATGGAACACAATAAAAACGAATATAGTATGCAGTTATATATTTTCATTATTTTTGTTAGTATTGTTGATTTCGCTAATTAGAAAAATGGTTTAATAATATTTAGGATATTCGTTTTTTATTTTATTCGTTTAAAGGACATCCAATTTTATTCTAAATTAATATATATATAATGAATCCTAATACAAAATCTTTTCCTAGTGGGGGCGCAAATATGTTTAATGCGCCAACTATGATGCAACAAATAACTGGGTTTCTAACTTGGAAAACAGTAGGAATAATATTTATAATTATAATTTTAACTATAATAGGATATTATGCTTACACTTCATACGCACAAGAAAAGACTGTTTTCCATGCAAACAGAGAACATATGCCAGATAATGAAAATTCCAATAAAACCGCAAATATAATGTTATTTTATGTGGATTGGTGTCCTCATTGTAAGACAGCCAAGCCAGAATGGGATGCTTTGAAGTCAGAATATGAAGGAAAACAAATCAACGGTTATACCATTATTTTCACAGAATATAACTGCACGGAAGAATCAGACGAAGTTAGCCAACTAATGGACAAGTATAAGATCGAGGGATATCCTACAATTAAATTAGTAAAGGACAATCAAGTAATTGAATATGATGCAAAGCCAACTAAGTCCACTATGGAGCAGTATTTGCATTCTGTTCTATAATTTTACAAATAAAAAAAATTATTTGTAAAACAAATTTAAGGATTTACTTGTTCTCGTTTTAAGAACTCTAACGCATAATCATGCCCTTTTTTATATAATTCTCTTCTGACCGCTTTATCATTTATCGCGCTGGTCATAAAATCAAGTGACAAAGGGTTATAATCAATAGTACATTTAACAATATTATCGATATGTTCTAATTTACTGTGTTCCCTTATAAAATGCATTGATTTCACTGAAAGACAAATGATGTATTCCAATAAAGACGATTCAGATGTAACTTTCAAATTTGTAAAAGTACATTGTTCATTAAAATAAATTTTGATTCCAAGTATTTCATCTTTATTCGGATGGTCTCTAACACATTCATTAATAGGATAATTGCACATAACTCCTCCATCTAAATAGCATTTATCGTCTTGTATTATAGGCATAAACATACCGGGCAAAGATGAAGACATAGTTAATGCTTCTAACAAACATAATGTTGGATGAGTTGTATGCGACAATTCAATAGTTTCAAATTTATTCAATTCAAAGGTAAAAATGTGTAAATCTATTTTAGAATATTCATAAAATTCTTTTAATGTTACATTAATATTTAATTCTCTGGCTTCTAACAATGGTTTAAAAATGATTTCCGCTAATTTTTTATTAAATAAGCCTTTGTTATAATATGATTCAAAAATTTGTTTTGCAGTGACTTTGATTGCGTCATGCCAAGGACGTTCAATAACATATTTTGTCAAAGTTTCCCAATCATATTTCAAACAAATAAATGCACCTATTATACTGCCGATAGAAGTGCCATAAATAGATTCAATCTTGTCCATTTCTAATAATTTTTCTTCGTTTAATTTTTCGATGGCGCCTAAAAAACTGAACCCTAATGGTCCGCCACCGCAAATAACTAAATGTTTTATTGACATTAGATTTTAAAATGAATTATATTTAAATCTTCTGGGAACGGATATAATATATTTTTATGTTTTGTTAGCTATATTATTTTCTTTTAAAGAAGTAATATGGCAAATATTTTTACATTAGAAAATTTCACAGATTTTTCAGAGAAAATAAACATTGACGAATTATATGAAAAAAAGAGACAAACAGACTTAAACAAATTGGAATTATTTAAAAAGATTTTGAATAGAATTCACATTAGAATTAAAACAACCGCGAAACAAAATATTCATGAAAAATTCTGTTGGTTTGTTGTTCCAGAAATCATAATAGGTGTTCCCAAGTACGATCAAGCCGGTTGCATCGCTTATTTAATGAATACATTAGATGCAAATGGGTTTAAGGTCAGATATTTTCATCCAAATACAATTTTAATATCATGGGACCATTGGGTACCATCGTATGTCCGTAATGAGATTAAGAAGAAAACCGGAATAGAGGTAAACGAATATGGAGAAAAAATAGAACAAGAAACGGTAGATGAAAATGATGTTGTATTGGAAGAGCAAGTAAATATACAACAAATTAAAAATAGTAAAAAATATACACCAATTAATTCATATAAGCCATCCGGTAAATTGGTGTACAGTGAAGATTTATTAAATAAAATAGAGAACAAAATAGGGTAGAAAGCAAATAAGCAAATAAGCAAATAAGCAAATAAGCAAATAAGCAAATAAGCAAATAAGCAAATAAGCTATAATACAAATGTTTATATTATATATATATATATATATAATATGAAGACAAAAACGAACAAATCAAGTAGTTTAAGTAAAACTAAAAAATGTCGTCCGTCTAAAGATGAACTAAAACAATTATGTCAGGTTCATGCTAATACGTATAACCGTTTTGAAACAGAATATAATGCAAAAATAATTGATAAAGAAAAGGACATTGAAGCAAAATTAATAAAATTATTCAAAACACCTTTTACTCCGTCAAAATATAGAGAACAGGATGATTATTACACATACATAAATTACCAATGGTTAGAAGACAAAAAAAAGGAATTAACAAAGAAAGCAAAATATTTCGTGCAAGTCGATAGTTTTAGGATTACGCAAGATAAGGTGTACAATGAATTAATAGAGATAATTAAGGGCCATATAAAAGACAATAAGGATAAAAGAGCAAAGGCAATAAAGGATGTTTATGAGTCACTATATAATTTAGACAATAAATCGGCGGAAGATTTTGTAAAATTCTATGTTGATGCTATAAATAAAATAAATGAAAGAAATAATATATATGAATTATTAGCCAGTTTAAATACAAACGAAATCATTTCTTGGGGCTCACCTGTAGTATGGTCTGTTATGAAAGACGCCAAAAACGTCGATATTTTTAGAAGCCATATTTCCGCGCCCGTTTTAACTATTTATGATTATACCATATACATTGAAGACACGGAAGAAGACCAGGAAAAACAACAATACAAAAGAGCATTTAAACGACGCTATTTAGAATTTCTTAATACAATGTTTGATTTATGTTTAGGAAAGGGGCATGGATACAAAGCAGAAGACGTTTGGCAATGTGAATATGAAATGTTATCAGCGTTGGGTTGTGACAGTATAAAAAAAGATGATTTGGATGGTTATAATGTATTAACACAAAACGAAGGAGTAAGAGAATGTAGTTTTGATTGGTCTGTATTCTCAACAGAGTTGGGATACAAAAAAGCGCCAGAAAAATATATATGTTTAAGTAAAAATTATTTGAAGTGCATAATGAATACATTAGCATTAGATGATGCATGGAAAACGAAAAAGTGGACTGCTTATTTCCTATACATTTGTTTACGACAAGTAATGCGTTTCCACAGCAAATGGAGATTCGTCCATTATGAATTTTTCGAAAAATTTATTAAAGGTCAACCATTACCTTATCCTAAAGAAATTTATCCAATTTTTGGCATGTCATTTTGTTTTAATACATTTTTAACAAATGAATATATTGATAAATATAACAATCCACAGGCAATTGATTATGTACACAATATGGCTTCAGATTTATTAACTGTATATAAAAGAATTATACACCGAAATACATGGTTATCTAAAAAAACAAAAAAATTCGCATTATTAAAATTAGAAAATATCAAGTTAATAGTTGGTAGTCCAAAATTATTAAGAGATGACCCGATTTTAGAGTATAATAATAAAGAGGCCTTTCAAAATATGAGAACATTGGCTCTTTGGAGAGCAAAACAGTTTATGAGTTTAGACGGTAAATCAAGTGACGTAGACATTCCAACAATTGATTGGAACCAATTCAAGATTGTTGGAAAGCAATCATATGTAGTAAATGCGTATTATACCCCAAGTGAAAACTCAATTTACGTTCCTTTAGGATATTTACAAACACCATTTATAGATTTAGCAGAAAGAGGTATAGAATATAATTTAGCATTTATCGGTTACACATTAGGTCACGAGATGTCGCATTGTTTAGACGATACTGGAAGTAAATATGACCATAAGGGTAATTTATATAATTGGTGGACAAAAGAGGACAGACATAAATTTGAGTTAAAAGTTAAGGATGTTGTAAAGCAATACGAAACATTTGCAATGTATGACGGAATAAAAATGGATGCGAGTTTAAGTACTGGCGAAAATTTAGCAGATATATCTGGTTTAGCAATTTGTGAAGAATATTTAAGAGATTTCCAAGAAAGAAATGATGATATTACTCCGATTCGTGCTTTATCATTTCATGCATTTTTTGTATATATAGCAATACAATCGCGACAACAAATATTTAAGAAAGCTGTAGCAGCCCAATTAAAAACAAATCCACATCCTATGGATAAATATAGAACAAATTGTCCATTATCACGGTTAACATTATTTAGGAGTATTTATAATATAAAAAAGAAAGACAAAATGTATTGGCCAAATATGGATACTATATGGTAGTATTTGTATTGTTTAGCAAATTATAAATACAATAAATGAATATTTTGATTTATTTAGAAAATTTCATAATTATAAAAAAATTTTCTAAATGTAGTATATACAATGGGTTCTACTCGTCGCCGATCTATGTCTAGACGCTCTCGTTCTTCTGCTGCCAGAACTATGAGACGTGCTGCTTCCAAATCTGCTGCCAAGGGTGCTGCTGCCGCTGCTGGTAAGGCTGCCTCTGCTGCCAAAGCCGCTGGCAAGGCTGCTTCCAAGGCTGCCTCTGCTGCCAAGGGTGCTTCTGCCTCTAAGGCTGCTGCCGCCGCTAAGGGTGCTGCTGCTGCTGCCGCAAAGGCTGCTTCTGCTGGTATGTCTGCTGCCGCTGCTGCTTCCAAGGCCGCCGCTGTTGGAAAGGTTTAAATAAATATATAATGTAATTAATTAATAATTATATTATACACGAGTTATTTGCTAAATATATATATATAAATGGGTAAATATGAATTATTAGCAACAGCTTCGTTAATGACAAATGTAGTAGCATTTTATCATCAGGTATATCATATATATGTAACAAAAAACGTGACTTCATATGAGTTAGGTGCCCTATTAGGAAACATACTCGCTCAGATATTATTAATTATCTACGGAATAGCAAATAAATCGTATGGTATATATGGACCCACAATGTTATTAATGCCAGGTTTATTGTATATTACATACCTTAAAGTGTTTGAACCTGTCACGGATGATAGTAAAAAATCAGACTCTGATAAAACTGCATAATAATTTATATAAATAACAATAAGAGTTTATATAATTTAATTGAATATACCTGGTTGCTGTTGTTGCTGTTGTTGCTGTTGTTGTCGTTGTGTATGCTTATCAGTTAATACTTCTGCCGGATTGTGTTGAACGATTTCTTCATCCTTTTGAATATTGTCTAATAATTTGTTAGCTTCTTCTTTTTTCTCTTGAATTTTATCATTTGCGTTTTCTTTAATTTCTTTTAACTCTGCAGATTGTGGCACTTGATCTTCTGTTATAATTTTATCTGATAATTTCTCTAAACTATTAATTTGACTTTGAGCTGTATCTAAAATTTTTTGTTCTACAATAGCTTCATACAATTTTAGACCATTTACATAATCAACTTCACATGTTAAATACAATTTAATAATTAGTGCGCGAGTTTCGACAATAATTTCTTGTAATCTTTCAACTGTTAATGTAGGACTAACTCTAATTTGTTTTTTACCTGTTTGCGGGTCAACAGTATATACAAAAATCTGATTGATAATAGTTAACAAAGATTCTTGATTTCTATTGGTAGTTTGCACCATTTTTTTTAAATTATCAGCATATTTAGAAAATAATTTGTCAGATAATTTACCTTTATATTTGCGTTCAAATACAGGATTATCTCCTTGACATTTTGGCATTTTATGAAAATCTCTTAGTTTAATATCGCTGAATTTAGTTATCTCTGGTGGCAAATTATTGTTTCCAGTAAAAACATTATAAAATATTTTTAAATCCTCTTGAAATATCTGTCTTGTTTTTTCCGTCATCCCTGTAAATGTTCCGCTCTTCAAGTCATAATTGTCATCATAATATAGTTCCATTAGTTCAGGAATACCGGGCTCATCTGCAAGATTTTTGGTTTCCCCGTTATCTCTTATATTCATATTACAAACTTTTGGTCCAACAATAATATCTCCATTTGCATCAGGTTCTAACGCTTGTTTATTTTTAAGAGAATTAATGCGATTATCACAAATATTTAATTTATATATTTGTCTTGGAGCATTCTGTGGAATTTTTCCTTTTTCGCTTAAATTTGCTCTAACCGTATTACCTTCTTGATCTTTATATACATACACTGGATTAATTGTAGTAACTATCGCAGCAAAAACATGTGCGATTTTTATGTAAAATTTAGCAATTTCTAAACAAATACGCTTCTTTTTTATAGAATTTTGAATGTCCAATTTTGTTAGTTGATCTTTATCAAAAAATATAATTTTATCCTTTGCAGTTTCATTTACTTCAACACCGTTTTTTATTCTTTGTGCTAAATAAGTGATTTCCATATCCGTAAAATATCTTTGAACTATATCAGCTGTTAGTATTACTAACTTATCACAATACTCTTTATCGTATAATTTTTTTAAACTTTTAAAATCCATAGTAATAATGTAGTATGTAGAAATATAGTCCAATACTTGTGATATAGATTTCGGTTTTAATTCATTCGTATTGTCTTTATTGATGCTAGATGTTTGATTGCCCATATATTATATTCTTAAAAAATAAATGATAAAGCAACAAATAAGAAATAAAATTGATTTAAAAATATTGTTTAAATCAATAGAAACAAAAATGAATAACGACAATAGTAATAACGACAAAAGTAAAAAGAAAAAGGATACAAATATCGATAAAACAAAATTATGGAATATATTTGATACAGAAGTTTCTAATAAAGATAAACCTTTAGAATGTCTTTATCGAACAGCCGGAGATAGAGAAAACTGTGAGAGATGTCTATCTGGATTAGCATATTCAGACGAAGGATTTCTAACGTGCACAAATAATCTATGTGGTATTATTTATAAAGATATGTTGGATCATTCACCTGAATGGAGATATTATGGAGCAGACGATAATGCCAGCTCAGACCCAACAAGATGTGGAATGCCTATAAATCCTTTATTGGAAGAATCATCATTTGGTTGTAAAGTGTTATGCATGGGGAAGTCATCATATGAGATGCGCAAAATACGACGATATACCGAATGGCAATCTATGCCATATAAAGAAAAATTACAGTACGACAACTTTCAACGTATTACAGTACATGCCCAAAATGCTGGTATATCTAAAAAAATAATAGATGATGCTATACGATATCATAAGAAAATATGTGAATTCGAACAAACTTTTAGAGGGGACAACAAAGATGGTCTATTAGCCGCTTCAATATATATATCGTGTAGGATTAACAATTACCCAAGAACAGCAAAAGAGCTGGCTACCGTATTTCATTTAGACGTAACAAGTGCTACACAAGGCTGTAAAAATGCCCAAACTATTTTAAATGTATTAGAGAAGGATATGGATCATAAAGACAAAACTTTATTCTGTAAAACAAAACCAGAGGATTTTATTGAAAGATACTGTAGTAAATTAAATATTAATTCTGAGCTGACAAGACTATGCCAATTTATTGCTATCAAAATTGAAAAAAACAATTTAATGCCTGAGAATACACCTAATTCTATTGCCGCTGGAATTGTGTATTTTATAGCTTATTTATGTAAATTAAATGTTTCCAAAAAAGAAGTGAAAACCATTAGCGAAATTTCTGAAGTAACAATTAATAAATGTTTTAAAAAACTCGAAAAAATTCAAATGGAATTAATACCACCTGTTATATTAAATAAATATGCTATAAGTGCCAACGAAATAACTGCATAATGTAAATAATTAATTGTATATATCTTTAATAAATATTTTTTTTAAATATTTAGCAAGAAAAAAAGAAAGAAAGAAAGACCTTATTCTAATTGTCCATTAATCATTTCTATAAAATTAAAAATAGACATTACAAATAAAATATGAAATACTGGAAATATCATTACAAAAAATAATGCTGTAAATATGACCGTAAATTGAAACATACATTATATATTTATGAAACTTTAAATCTATTTAAAAAATGTATTCGTATTATTTTAAATATAATGATACGAATATAAATATAATGAGTGTTCCAAAAGTAGTATTTATTGTGCCTTATAGGAATAGACCACAACATAAATTCTTTTTTTCAAATTATTTAACAAGTATTATGGAAAATTGCGATGATTATGAGGTATATTTTTCACATCAATGTGATGTAAGAACCTTTAACCGTGGCGCCACAAAAAATATTGGATTTTTGGCAGTTAAAAGTAAATACCCAAACCATTATAAAGACATTACCTTTGTATTCAACGATATTGATACCATACCGTATGCAAAAGTATTTGATTATGAAACTGTAAACGGCATCGTAAAACATTTCTATGGATTCACATATGCTCTTGGAGGAATCGTTGCATTAAAAGGTTCCGATTTTGAAGCTACAAATGGATACCCTAATTTTTGGGGATGGGGAATGGAAGACAACGCGTTACAGAGCCGTTGCGATAAAATTGGACTAAAGGTTGACAGAAGCCAGTTTTTTCCTATTGGCAGCCCAAATATACTCCATTTGTTTGACGGAGTGTCTCGTATAATTAACAGCAAAGATCCTTGGAGAGCAACACATGATAATGGTGTAGACGGAATTAGAACCATAAATAAATTAGAATATACTATTGATAAAGAATCTGCAAATCCATTAGACAACATTCATACAGTTGAATCTAAAAGGTTATTTATAGTAAATATTTCTACATTTATGACTGGAACAAGGTTTGAGCATGATAATTATTATAAATATGATTTAAGAGAACCACCTCGTAAAATAATTCATCCAGACAAGGTAAAAACAAAAAAATTAGATAATCTTACTGATGATTGGACGAATATTCCTTTTTATCCCAGTGCCGAGAAAAAGAAAGAAATGATACAGCAGTATGGTGAAAAATCAGCTGAAGAAATTATCGAATATAGTTATGAGAATTCTGTTGATCCCACAATAGAGGTTATTCCTCCGTCAATGAGTAGACAACAGTTTATTCCGCCTAAGCCTCCGTTATTGTCGCAACAACAGCAACAGTTATATCAAATACAACAATACAACGAAACTATGAAACACATGAATTCAAACGCCAGGATGATTCCACCTGGTATAAATAAATTTTCACCTGCTTATGCAAGAATAATGGCATCTAAACCGAAAGCCACCAGTTCAGCACATATCCGTCTGGGTGGTGTTTATCGTTAATAAAATTATACGTTAATAAATTTATAAAAAATATTTATAAAAAATAATATAAAAATATAATATAAAAATATAATTACATTTATATCATTATATGTCTAATATTAATTGTTTCGATGATATAAAACACGCCTATTATATAAATTTGGAAAGACGTGTTGATCGTAAAGAACATGTTACAAATCAATTCAATCAATTAGGTTTACAAGTGAATCGATTCAATGCCATTCAAATGAAGAATGGTGCTATTGGATGTAGTATGAGTCATTTAAAACTATTACAAAATGCTTTAATAAACGAATTTGAACATATTTTAATTGTAGAGGACGATATAAAATTTTTGGACCCGGAATTATTTAAAACCCAATTTAATAAATTTATTGAAGTCCATGGCAATAATTGGGATGTAATACTTTTTGCCGGAAATAATGTACCTCCATACAAAAAAATAGATGATACATGTATAAAAGTTACAAGATGTCAAACTACAACTGGGTATCTTGTCAATAAACATTATATTAAAACTGTAATGCAAAATGTTAAACAAGGACTTACTAATTTATTGAACAGACCGGATGACCGCAAACAATTTGCAATTGATGTATTTTGGTTTAATCTTCAATTTAAAGACAGATGGTATTTAATTACACCTCCAACTGTAGTTCAACGTGAAGATTATAGTGATATAGAAGAACGCGTTGTTAATTATGAAAAATTAATGGTTGACTTAGATAAGGAAGCATTAATGCGTCACCAAATGGCTATGCGACAACATCATCAACAGCAGCAACAATTTGGTAAAATGAAATTTGCCTAAGTTTCTTTATTAATTATATAATAAATATGGCAACAAATATAAAAATGAAATTAATACAATGATATTAGTATTTGTATTTTTATTTACAAGATAGGAAGCTAATAAACACGACATTATCATCATCCCGCTATCAGCTAAAATTGCTTTATAAGATACTTCTTTTGCATAATCCTTAAATGTATCAATCATTTTATTTACTCCTCTGGGTATATTGCTAAAAAAAACATAAAATAATATATCATGAATAATTTGTACTATTACAGCTAAAATAACAAATTTTACTATTGAAAAACTATCAAATATGTAATAATAAATTGCTCTTGTAATAATTAATCCAATTAATATAATCAATACATCAGCAATAACAGCTGACAAATTATATTGTGCATACCATTGCCTTAAAACTTGTGATTTAATCACCATTGTATTTAATAAAAAAATTACAAATAAATCTGTAATTAAAACAGCGTTAAATAATGGCAAATAATCATTTATATTATTAAAATCCGCTATATTTTTTAACATATTATATATTATAAAATATAATAATTTATACAAATCCTAAAAAGTTACGACCAATCTTACTTGTTGCGAACATTCCACATCCTGACCCGATTTGAAGATACAACGCATTAGTTTTTTTAGTGCAACACAATAAATATCCCGATAAACTAATAAAAAGCACGAAAAAAACCCAAAACAACATTGTAAATGTGTCCATTATATTATATAACTATAAAATTAAAATATCGGTATTATACTCTATTTAAACGATGAAATATAAAAAGTCCGGAGGGTTTTGAAAAATGAATAATATATATTTTTGATTTTTCTCTTTTAAAAAGTCGGAGGGCTTTTGAAAAATGGACATTTTTAAAATGTCCAAAAACGAAAAACCAAAATATTTTTCTAAAAAGACGTTGTAAAAATGAGTTTTACACCATAATGCTCTAAAATTTAAAAAATCGTGAAAATATTTGTGACGATAATTTTTTAACATTTTTTACGGAAAAGTATTAAAGCTTAAAATATATTGCTTATATATAGCAATGTTTAGCAATGAAATTAAGCCAAAATTAAGCTTTTCATTTTACTGTGAAAATTGTGACTATATTACGTGTAAGAAAAGTAACTATAACAATCATTTGCGCAGTGCTAAACATAAAAATTCAATGTTTAGCAATGAAATTAAGCCTATTTTAAGCTCGAAATTTACATGTCATCAATGTAATAAGGAATACAAAGATTACTCGGGATTATGGAGGCACAAAAAAAAATGTAATAAAGAAAATAACGAGAATAAAGAAAACAAAGAAAACAAAGAAAAAGACGTAAACCAATTAGTCACGTATTTGATGCAAGAAAACGCAGAATTTAAACAATTACTTATCGACCAAAATAAACAAATTATTGAGTTATCTAAGAATGCTGGAAACAATAACAATAACAGTTTCAATCTCAACTTTTACTTGAATGAAACATGTAAGGATGCGTTAAATATTATGGATTTTGTGAATCAGTTACAAGTTGGAATCAAGGATTTAGAAGAAACAGGACGGCTTGGTTTCGCTGATGGTATTTCTAAGATATTCATTAATGGACTAAAACAATTGGATGTTAGCAACAGACCCGTTCATTGTTCGGATTCCAAAAGAGAAATTCTGTACATTAAAAATAACAATGAATGGAATAAAGAAGATGATGAGCGAAAGGTTTTAACAAGTGCAATTAAACATGTTGTAAATAAAAACATTAAACAAATACCTGAATGGACGAAAGTGCATCCTGATTATAATGATTATGATTCGAAACAGAATGACAAATTCTTAAAAATAGTTAGTGAGTCGATGTCAGGGTCGTCCCAAGAAGAAACGAATAAAAACTATAATAAAATAATAAAAAATATAGTTAAGGAAACAGTTATTGAAAAATAAACATGTCTACAAAAATAATAATATATATATATAATTTATATAATGGTAAATATAGTGTGGGCAGACAATGGTACTGATTTCGCTAACTTGCAGAAATTGTCTCGTACAGACTATGGACGTGCAGAAGATTGTTTGGGCAAGTGGGACATGATTC